TGTGGGCCAGCTTCGCAGGCTACGCCGAAGAGTGGCTGAAGGGGACCGCTGAAGAGGTTTCCCGTGGCTGACATTGACCTGAGCGGGGCCATAGACTCCGGCGCCGAGGCATTGCATGCCGCCAATGCGGATGAGTCTTCACTGCCCGTTCACAACTACCTTTATGACTCACGGCTGGTCATTGAAGCCGCACTCCCGCACATCCTCGAAGCGCTGGCCGTTTCCATCGAGATGGACGCCCAACTAGCACCCGACAACGCGCCCGACTTCCACGAGCGCTACCTCGCTGAGAAGAACATCCCCAAGGTTCGCGCATTCACTGCCCTGATCCGCGCCAAGGCCGCGGAGGCACGGGCATGAGCCGGGGGCCGCAAAGTCCCATGCACTGCCCACCCGCCCACTTCTCGGCTAGAACGATGTTCAGCCGCTTCGAACAGTGGGACATCTGCCTGATATGCGGAGCACATCTTCCGGCTGGTGAGGCCGGCGGAGTGGCTGGCGATTTGCATTGGACGTTCCACAACGACGTTGAGGATCGCATCCGGAGACTTGAGGTGGGGTCCTGATGGCTAGTTACAGACCCCGTGTCCGCAAGGACGGGTCCACCACGTTCCAGGTCACATGGCGGGAGGGCGGGAAGCAGCTCGGGCACACCGTGGACACCGAATCCGAGGCGAAGATGTGGGTCCGCCTCATCGAACAGACGGGGAGTTTCGGTGCTGCTGCGGCTGCGCACAAGGCCGTGAGGGACGGGGAATACACCCTCTCGAGAGCCGTGGAGGACCACATCGGCCTGCTCCTGAAACCCACCCCGCAGACGTTGCACTCGTACCGGTCCATGCTCGCCAACCACATCATGGACTCCATCGGCGCCGTACCCGTGGCGGACTTGTCCCCGAAGATCCTCGCGGACTGGGTGCGGGCCATGCAGAAGAAGGAACTGTCCGCGAAGACGATCCGCAATGTCCACGGGCTCATCTCCTCCGCGATTGACCGATGCATCCCGGCGCACCTGTCGCACAACCCCTGCAAGGGGGTGGACCTGCCCGACAGTGAGGCCGAAGGGGATCACGTGTGCTTCCTGACGTACGGGGAGTTCCTGAAGATCCATGGGGCGCTCCCGGAGCATTACAAGCCGTTCGCGCTGTTCCTCGTGGTCACGGGGGCTAGGTTCGGTGAAGCCACCGCCCTGACCGTGGAAGACCTGCAGTTGAAGCACCGGAAGGGGCACCCCGCCACCGTCCGAATCAACAAGGCGTGGAAGCGCAACGGGTCCTCCGGCTGGTACGTCGGCCCCCCGAAGTCCGCCACATCCAAACGCACCGTGTCCCTCTCGGACCCCCTCGCGGACGCCCTACGGCCCCTCATCGACGGCAGGGCACCCATCGACCTTGTGTTCGTCAACGAACGTGGTGGCCGCATCACCCAGCCCGTGTTCTACGGGGCATGGACGCGCACCATCAACAAGATCCGGTTCGTTGACGACACCTTCACCAAAACCCCCCGCGTCCACGACCTGCGGCACACCTCGGCGTCGTGGCTCATCCAGGAGGGCTACGACCTGTTCAAGGTGGCCCGCCGGCTCGGGCACGCGGACACGAACATGGTGGACAAGGTGTACGGGCACCTGATGCCGGAGGGCATGGTGGAGGGCGCGAGACGAATCGAGGACGCTATGCGGCCCCGCGAGCTCGAACAACCAGACGAAGACGACGAGGAGACCCCGTGAGCGGTTTCCTGCCCATCTCGGATTGTCCTCGCGGCCCGCACCGTGGCCCACAGGGCCCGAATGAGGACTTGGGGCAATGCCCCGTATGCTGGATGCCTTCATACTCCCGGCGTCCCGAAGGCGAGGAGTTCGGCGGGCATATTGACGACTGCTCCCTGCCACGGGGCCACGAGTCCTACTGCGTCGGTGGCGGCGCCGGGCATCCCAAGGCCAGAAAGATCCGAGGCTAGAAACGACGAATGAGGCCCCCTCCGGATCGTGGATCCAGAGGGGGCCTCATCTTGACCTGAATCAGCGGGGGAAGCGCTGAGACGGGCGGGTTGTGCTGCAAGCCATCGGGACTTGCAGGGCCGGGAACCCAACACCACCGAGGGGGACGTGTTTGAGTCTAGCCGCGTCCAACGTCCAACGCAAGCTTAGACAGACGGGGTTTGCGGCGCGGCAGGAGCGGCAGGGGCCTGCGCGAGCTTCTGCAGTGCGGCAGGGATGAACGGCTCAACCGCAGCCACAGCCTGCTCAACAACCGGGGCAACCGGAGGGGCAGGGACAGGAGCGACGGGCTGCGCGGCGATACCAGCCGTCCGCAGCGGATCCTCCTTCAAATACGCGCCAAGGAAGTACGACGCCGCCACGATGATCCCGTTCACAAGCGGCTCCCACTTGCCGAGACCAGCGAGAGTATCCGGGTTGATGCTGTTGAGCAGGGTCAGGGCGAACGTCGCATACGCGGCCCAGTTCGCGCCGGACGTGACCTTCGGGGACAGGGGTGTGCTAGCTGCCACTGGTTGGCTCCTTCGTGATGTGTTCGTGGATCGCTTTGAGCATGTCGCGGTCGTGCTGGGCGAGGGCCGCGTTGATCGCGTCCTGCCGTTTCGCGCTGATGAGCAGGATCCCGCCCTGCAACCCGGCAAGCGTGGACAGGCCAAGGTTCAACAGGATGTACGGCGGCTCATCCCAATGGGCGAACCACGCAACCGCATTGAGAGTCATCCACGCGGCCATGAACCCCAGAAACCCGAAGATGAACCCCCACGACCCCATGCCGTTGCGGAGCCAGTCCGCCGCACGATCCCCAAGGGACAACTCCCGGCCCACCGGGACCGCCGGGTGGTTCGCCCACCGCTCGTCATGGCGTGTCATCCTGGCTCCCGTCCAAACGGTCGAGGCGCCGCTCGATCGCACCGAGCACGTCCTCGATCCGGTCGATCGCGTCCCTCGCGGTGGAGCCGTGGTTGGGTCGGAACTCGTCCTTCAGAGTCCCTATCGCCTCCCACTGCTTCGCGTTGTCCGCCTCGAGCTTCTGCAGACGTTCGGGGACGCCGGGGACCCGGTCGTGGCCGGGGCGTTCGGGTTCACCGTTCCAGTCGCGGAAGAAGTTCCGGATCGTTTCGGACCATTCCCGTTTGAACCGGGCGAACCAGGCATGGATTTTGTAGCCGCCCAAGATGATCCCCACAATGCTGGCGGTGACGGAAACGACGACGGGCAGCCCGGGGAGGGCGGCTATGGCTGTGATGAGGTCCACCGGGCCGTCCCTCTCTTAGGCCGCTGCGGGCGGGTTCAGGAGCTTCCCGAACTCGACAGCCACGGCGTGGGCGAGGTCAGCGGGGAGGGCGTCCTTCACGGCGGCGGCGATAGCGGCCGGGTCCGTGGCCTGTTGCGGTGGAAGCGCGGCGACCTTCCCGGCGACCATGGCCGCGTACCCGTTAGCGCGGGCGTCAGCGAACCCAAGATCGGTCTTGATGTTCGTGGTCGTCCGGCCACTGGCGGGCACGTTCCCGTCGAACCCGTACCACGGGAAATCGTGGGACACGAGCTCGTCATAGAACGCCTGACGTGCAGCCTTCTCCATGTCGGACTGGCCGTTGAACGTGTCCCGTTTGAACTCCGGGGCCTTGAGATAACGGATGGCGTCCAGAATCTCCTGCTGTTCGGCGTCGCTGAGTGCCACGAGGAAACCTCCGAGGGGTGTGATGGTTGCTGCTTGCGGTGTGATGGTGCCGTTCTTCGCGGCGTAGGCGGCCCACGTGTTCGCGTCGCCGTAGAAGATGTCGAGGTCGAGGTCGTTCGGCCAGCCCGGAAGATGCCCCGCCGACGTGTACTGCCACTCCGCGATCGTGTTCCAGTACGGGATGGGGGCACGGCCGGCGGGAGGGTTGTACCCGTCGATCCGCTGGTAGCCGAGCACGTAGGCGGACTCCCAGAGCCCGTAGTTGGCGTTCGCCACACTGGACCAGTCGTAGGCTTCGACCGTGGCATACGAGGCGTAGAGGAGAGGTTTCACGCCTGTTGCGGCGGTGACCATGTCCAGCCAGTTCTTGGCGTAGTTCACGTCCCCGACGTTGTCGCCCTCCCAGTCGAGGACGGCGATCACTGTGCCGTCGAGGACATCCCCGGCGTTCTGCACGAACCAGTTCGCCTCAGACTGTGCGGTGGCGTTGGTGAACCCGTCGCGGGCGAAGTGGTAGATGCCGACGAGCTTCCCCGCGTTGCGGGCGGCGGCGAGCTGGTTGCGCCAGTTCGGGTTCACGTACCCGTCCCCGCCCGTGGCCTTGATGATCACGAAATCGGCGGGGACCGCGGAGATGTCGATGGCGCCCTGATAGGCGCTGATGTCGTACCCGTTCAGTGGCATGGTCAGGCCCCCACGTATTCGAGTTCGAGGTAGGCGCCGTCGTAGCCGGTGGTGCCGTAGGTGGAGCACCCGCCAACAGCGGAGCCGAGGTAGGCGGTGAGTGTGATGGCGTCCCCGGCGTTGAGCGGGACTGTGATGACGGCGGTGTCCTTGTAGTCCTTGGACCCGTCAGCCTTGTAGTACCAGGATTCGGCTCCGGCGATGCGGGCACCGTTCTTGTAGGCGACGTGGAGATATTGGGCGACGGCCCCGGTCGCGTAGCCGCGCACCGTGACCCTGTATTGGCCGCCGATGGGGACGGTGAGGGTGTTCCCGCCGGTGAAGGTGATGCCGCCGCGGAGGGCTTGGGCGGCGCAGGTGAGGGTGGTGGGGCTGGTGGAGAGGGCGACGGCGCCGGAGGTTGGGCCCATGTGCGCGAACGGTTTCGTGGCGGCGGGTGGGGCGGCGGTGATGTTCGCGTTGGTGATCGAGGTCGCGTTTGCGGCCACAGCCACCTGCGCGAGGACGAGGCTGTTCGCGGGGGCGGTCGGGGCGGTGGGGGACGCTGCGGGGGCGCCGGGGATGACGTTGATTTCGGCGTCGTTCGTCGCCCCGGAGTACTGGGAGTCGTTGACCTGCAGGACCACGATGTCGATGCGCGGGTTCGTGGGGTCCGCAGCGGTGATGGTCTTGGTGACGGGGCCGTCGTTGAGGGCGAAGTAGAGGGCCTGCGCCGAGTAGGTGGTTCCGGAGAAGTTCGCGACGTTCGTGCCGGGGACCCATGCGCGGCCGACACCGACTGTGACGCCCATGGAGGGGGTGCCGGTCTGGGTGACGGGGAGGTCTCCGGCTTGGACGAGGCCGCCGGTGTTGGGGACGAGGGATGAGACGGCCTGCCGGAACAGGGTCGCGGAGTGGGACCCGTTCTGTAGGAAGGCTGGGGTCGCGCTTATGGTCAAGGGGCGCTCCTTCGGACATGAAAAAAGCCCCTCGGTGGGGGCTTGGGACTAAGGGGGGTTGGAGAGCGCTATTTGGCGCCGTACATCTGCGACAGGTTCGCCATGAAGTTGTGCGCCGTCGCCAAAGGGGCCTGCCCCTGGATGACCTGCAGGAGGGTGTTGATGTCCGACTGGACGTTCCGGATCAGGGTCACGTCGGCGGGGGAGTAGCCGAGGTTGCCGAGCTGGGTGTCGGTCAGGCCCGTGAGGCAGGATTGCACTTGGTTGCCGCGGGTGAGCATGTCCCGTGTCGCGATGGCGAGGGCCCCGAGCGCTGCGTCGAGGTCCCCCTTGCCGATGTTGTATCCCACAGTCATGCCGTGTCAGTCTTCCTCGATCGTGTAGCGGACGGTCGGTTCGGGGTGCGGGGGCGGGTTGTTGGCCCCGTGCTCGGGTTCGTGCCACGGTTTCTCCGGCCCGGGGTGCACCTGCCCCTTCTCGAGGGCGGCGATGCGGGCCTCCTGCTCCTTGATCACCTCGAGGAGGGCCACGGAGAGCAGGTCGTAGCGGAGGCCGTGGACTTTCCCGTCCATCCACTGCACGATCTCGGGGACACCCGCCTCCAACACCTGTTCTGCGATGAGGCCGTATTCGACGTAGTCGCCGTTGCCGGGTTTCTCGTAGCGGACGGGTTTGAGGCCGAGGACGCGGCGGGGGTCGATGCGGTGGCGGCGGACTTTGCGCTTGTACCGGGCGGATGAGGTGTTGGTGCCGAAGAGGTAGCCTGCGGCGTTGCCGACCCAGACGGCGAAGAAGCTGGTGCCGGGGACGGGGTTGGAGTATGCCTGCTGGGACCCGTTCGCCTGCCCGACCGCGCTGGTGATGTCCCCGCCCGCGTGGGTGTGGGCGGAGGGTGGGAAGGTGGCGGGCTTGTTGGTGATGTTGCCCCAGTCGACCGCACCCGCGCCCACCTGCGTCCACGAGCCGTTGTACTTCACTTCGAGGCCATAGGAGCCGGGGTTCGAGTTGGTGAGCGGGCCCAACCGGGCGACGGGGTTCCCGGCCGTGTCGTAGGCGGTCACGGAGCCGTCTTGGGTGAGCATGCCGATGATGTTCTGGCCCGCCGAGTTGAACGCGTGCACCCCGTTGCCGTCGATGGTGATGCCGGGGTTGCCCCCGCCCTGCCCGGTGGAGGCGTTGAGCAGGGACGGGGAGGTGGCGAGGGCGAGGAGGGCGGCTTCGATGTTCTTGAGGCGCTGGGAGAGGTCGTACTGTGGCGGCATCAGCGGGTTCGGCACGGCGCTCCTTAGTAGACGGGTGGGGTGTTGAACGTGTACTCGACTGTCTGCACCCCGGAGTCGGGGAAGTTCACCTTGTACGCCACGACCCGCCACCACTGGGCGAGCCCGTTCGGGAACCACTGGCACTTCGGGGCCTGCAGGAGCACGTCGTCCCCGATGGACACACCGCCGAGCGGCAGGGTGGGGTGGTCGACGGGGAGGGTGACGGTGGGCGCGGCGGGTGGCTGCCCGTACACGTTCACGAGGCCGTTGGCGATGTTGTTCAACTGCTCCTGCTGGGGGATCTGGGAGAACTGGTACACCTGCTGGAACAGGGGCGGCTGCCCGAGACCCCCGTAGCCCTTCGTGGAGGTGACGATGGCCTTGGGCTGTGCCCCGCCGGAGCCTGCGCCGACGACGATCGCCTGGTTGCCCATGCGCTGGGCGTCGGTGGACCATTTCCAGTTGATGGCGCGGGTGAGGTCCACGGACCAGCCGGAGGCGTTGCGGTCGCGGCCGGCGCGGGGCGCGTTGATGTTGAGCGTGTGGACGGGTTGCCCTGCGGTGTTGAATGCGTGGCTCAGCCACCAGTCGATGCCGCCGGTGCCGGGGACGATGGCGGCGGTCATGTCCGCGATGATCTGGGCGGCGGTGACGTACTGGGTTGCGGAGTAGTTGGGGGTGATGGGTGCTGGCGGGTTGGAGAGGGCGAGTTTGGGGGTGATGAAGAGGTTCTGGCCCTTGTTGCCTTGGATGGCGTTGAGGACGGTGGCGATCATCTGGGCGGGTGAGGTGGAGGTGTTGTAGGTGGTGGTGGACACCATCTCCGCCAGAGCGCTCGTCAACCCGGCCCCGGAGAGTTTGAGGAGCATGTTCTGGGAGTCGAGCTCGTACCGGTACACGAACCCGGCGTGCTGGATCTGGGAGCCGACGTGGAACAGGATCTTGAACGGGTTCCCGCCGAGCCCCTGGATCACGGAGGCGGGGCTGCTGGTGCGGGCGTCTGCGAGGTCGATGGTGACCGAGAGTTCCCCGGCGTCGTTGAGCCGCACCCCGTAGGAGGCGTCCACGAACGGTAGGTGCGTGAGGAGCGTGTTGGTGTTGAAGTCCCACGCGGAGCACGTCACGAAAGCCACAACGTCTCCTTGGGTGTTAGACGGTCGAGTAGGCCGGGAGCAGGTACCCGGTGAGGGTGCCGGTGACGGCGGTGCCGTCCGTGGAGGTGAACTGCACGGTGGTCTGGCCGGGGGCGAGTTGGAAGAACTGGCTGGTGGGGTCCACGACGTTGTTCCGGTTCGCGGTGTTGTTCAACGTGACGGCCCCGTTCTGGCAGTCCACGATGATGGTGTCCGAGGCCCCGAGGGTGGTGTTGAGTTTGATCTGCTGCCCGGTGGTCTGGTTGACGATGGCGGGGTTGGTGCAGGGCCCTTGGATCATGAACACGGGGGGCGTGTTGTACAGGCCGGTGTTGTTCAGCGTGAACGACCCGCCGGAGGAGGACCCGAAGGTGAGGTTGAAGGTGGCGTTGAACGTCGCCCCCGAAGTGGGGTTCGGCAGCCCGCACGAGGCCGTCACGATGTTCGAGTCGTACAGGAGCCCGTCCGTGCAGGTGAACTCGGTGGGGATCGTGATGTCCCCCCACTGGAACGACGTGTCCACGGGCAGGTCCAGCTTCGTCGGCCGCCCGAACACCAGAAGCGGGTACGCCCGGTTCGGGAGCTGGATCTGCAGCGACGATGTGGGCACGTTCGTGCCGAGCGCGTATTGGCGGAGCATGTCCCCGGCCCGCAGGTTCACCGTGGACGGGTCGATCACGTTCTGCCACCCGGCGGTCAACTCCTGGATCGCGGCCTCGACAGTCCCCGAGGGGCGGATGATGCGCCAGTCGATCTGCACGGTGCGGGACCCGAGCAGGTTGAACCCCGGGTAGGAGCCGTCCTGCTGCGCTTTGGGCTGGTCCCCGGAGCGGACACCGGCGAGGGTGCGGAGGCCGCGGATGGCCTGCACGTTCACGTCCGTGCCCGCGCCGAGGACATTCCCGTTCGGGAGTTCGATCTGGTAGGGGGAGAGCGTCACCGGGGCGTAGACGACAGCGGGCACGCAGAACTCCTAGGGTAAGATCCAGTCGAATAGGTCTCGTTATTTCGGGCTTGGGGGGACATGTCCACGCTTCGCGCTTCAGCCACACCTGCCCGCAGTGGGCTGTTAGGCCCTGGGGTGCCGCTCGTGCTGCTCGCCATCGGCGTGAACGCTGTGCTGATCCAGACGGTCATCCCCGAGGAATCGCAGATGAAGAACGTCATCCGCGTTGGATGCCTGGCGGTGCTGGTGTTCGCGATGTTCTTGGACAATGCGAGGATGCCGCTCTGGGCGGTGCTGACGCTGCTGATGTGCACAGCCCTGTTCATCGCTCGGGGCAACACGGACCAACTGTCCTACATCTTTGTGCTGCTGCTAGCCCCGGCCATGCTCGCCTTGGACGAGCAGAGGGTGATGCGCTGGCTGGCGGTCGCGTCGGTCGGTGCGCTGGCGCTGGTGTTCGCGTTCCTGCAGCTCGGGATCACCCACAACGTCGTCCTCGCACTCCGCAACAGGCAGACGTTCGGAACGGACGGGGTGCCATTCTTCTACAACCTCGTGTACGGGGCTGGGGCGCTGGTCATCTTGTACACGCGGAAGTATTGGTGGCGGGGGAGGTTCCTCGCGCTCGTCGCGTGTCTGGCGGGGGCTTCATGGCTGTTCCTGGCTACGGATGCCCGCGGCGGGTACTTCTCGCTGCTGGCTTTCGTCGGCTTGCTGTTCATCGTGCCGGTCCTGGCACGGCTCCACCTGTTCCGGCTTCTGGTGGCGCTCCTGCCGTTTCTGTTCCTGCCGTTCGCGTTCTACCTTGCCAGCCGGGGAGGAAGCTTCGAAGCGAACAAGCTCTGGAGCAACCGGCCCCGCTTCTACGCGATCTTCCTCAGCGCCCTGCGCCCTGACGACTACCTGTTCAGCACGTCGGTGAAGTACTTCGACCGGGTCGTCACCATCGTGGACAACTCGTACCTGCATCTGCTCGTCGGCGGCGGGATCGTGCTGTTCGGTGTGTTTGCGGTCCTGTTCTACCGGGCCTCGATGAACCTGTTCCGGCTGGGCCGGCACGCCGAGATCGCGTTCCTTATCGCCACATGCTTCTACTTCAACTCGGAGAGCATCCTGCTCCGCATCGAGAACCTGTTCGTCATCTACTTCTGGTATCTGATCGTCAGGTTTTCAACCAACACTGAGGAAGGGATTGACCTTGAGCACGAACACACGAATCACGGTCGGGGTCACGCTGTTCGTCGTGGCCACCGCACTGCTCACGGCGGGGTCGAACGCGATCATCGGCCCCATCGGGCCGCCCGTGACGGTCGTCATGATGCTCGTCGTGATGTTCCTATGGCTGAGGGATCAGCTTCGCGGCGAGGAGGACTAGCCTCGCCGCGAAGCTGACTATCACGTCATAGCAACGTTCACGCCACGCGCTGCGGTGCCGGACGTGCCACCACCGCCGAGCGCCCGAACGGTGGCGCCGATGCGGGCGTTCGAGGTGCATGTCACGTTCACGCTGATTCCTGTGGTCGAGTACATCGCCAGCGATATCGACATGTTGGCTGACGCCGCGTCAGTTCCGATAGTCGTGAACACGGGCGTGCCCGAGCCATTCTGGACGTAGCGGGTCGCAACCAGATACGTCGCCGCACTCGCGTCATCCAATCCCGCTATCTTCACCTCGAGCAGGTAGGCGTCGTTCGAGACATCCACAGTGACGATGGCGACGCGGAATGCCGTGCTCGCGGTGAGCGAGTACCACTGCCGCCCGATGTCCTCGGCGCGCCCGAACTTGCCCTCCACATATGTGTTCACGCCGGAGGCGACGTGGTTCATCAGGGTTGTGGAGTTGACGTTCCCCGTGGTGTTGGACAGCCATTTTCCGCCGCGCAGCGCCGAGCTCGTCGGGGAGCCATTCACGCCGTACCCGGTGGCGGATTCGACGTAGGGGTTGTCGATGATGATGTTCGATGATGCGGAGTCGATGTTGATTCCGTCGTAGTTGGCCCCGGTGTGCAGACCAGTGACCTTGATCCTCGGCTCCCGGATGCGGACCCCGGTGCAACTGGTGAGCTGCATTCCGTGGTTGCCGATCTGCAGGATCGTGGGGGCGATTACATCCACGTTGTTCGCGTTGGAGAGCACGATCCCGGTCCCGTAGGTGGTGGAGCCAGTGTCGCCCATGATGTGCTGCGGTTCGATGGTCGAGTTCCACAGATAGGTGCCGGTGATCACGTCGGCAGCGCATTCGGTGTGCTTGCCGGTCTTTATGGTGACACCCTTGCAGGGGTTCGCGCTGGTGCCGGTTAGCACGATGTGCTTGCCGAACCCGTTCGAGTCCATCAAGCGCGGGGCGATTACGCAGTGCAGCATGTTCGCCGCGCTCGTGACGTTGATCCCGGCTGTGGTGTTGTCCACGCCGATGTTGTGGTAGCGGCCGCCGATGTAGTGACCCCGGCATTGGCCCGCATTCGGGCCGGTGTTATAGGTCGCATCCGGCCCGTCGATCAGGACGCCTGTGAGGCTTGAGGTGATCGTGACCGTATCCTCAACAACGGCATTGCGTCCGTGAATGCGGAGCGCAGTGGCGAAGTAGATCAATGTCGTCTCGCCCCGCAGGGTGGAGTCCGTGTTCCCGTCGTAGTCACCGAACAGTTCGACGCCGTTCACGGTGGCGCCTGAGCCGTTGGTGGTGCCGTCCCCGAGGAGCGTCAGGTCCTGGAGGACGAACCCGGACGCTTTGACGCTGAGCAGTAGCGTGCTGGCGGTGGTGCATTTGATCTGGGTGGAGTAGCCGCGGCCGGCGCCGACGAACCGCAGGTAGGTGGTGGTGACGTTCAGGGTTCCGGTCGTCTTGTAGTAGGCGCCGGACCCCGTGGCGGGGAAGTAGACGATCCCACCAGCAGGGGCCGCGTTGATCGCATTCTGGATCGCGGTGGTGTCATCGGTCGTGCCGTCGCCCTTGGCCCCATAGTCCTTGACGTTGATGACGAGGTCGCCCCTGGCTACCCCGTTGATGCTCGCCGGGGTGATCGGATCCGCGCCTCCGGTGGCGTGGCGGGCCGCATGGGTCAGGGGGGAGTAGGTGCCGTCGAGGGTGGTGCGGAGTTGGCTGCCGGTATTGCTGGCTGCTGTCGTCCACTTGGTGGAGTCGTAAGTGCCGGTGCTGGTGTGGTTGACGTTCGCCGTTACCGTGTCCCCGTTGGGGGAGACGACCGGCTGGCCCGCCGTGTAGTACGTGTTCGCGGCCCACGGGGTGACCGGGTTCAACTGGGAGCACGGCACCGTCCAGTTGTACGTGTGCGTGTTCACGTCACTGACGACCACCGTGGCGTACTGCGCCTGCCGGAAGTTCGGGAACACGCCCTGCGCCCCCGAGTTCAGGTTGCCGAGCGTGTTCCCCTGGTTGTCCGTGATCGCCAAAGGGGTAGTGAACGTGGTGTCCGTGGGGGCGTACACCTGAAACACCGTGTTCTTCACGATCGTGTTCGTGCCCGGGTTCCATGCGACCATCGCCGGGTAACTGTACGCCACTCGCGGACCTCTTTCCTTCTAGTTCTGGTTGCGGAGAGCCCAGCCGACCTCCGAGGCGATCTGATGCGGGGACGCGTTCGTGACCGCGTTGACCGTCACGTTCTGGGACGGTGCGCCGGCCATCGCGTACTGCGGGTGCGAACCGTTCGCCGGGAGCGAACCGGAGTTCAGCATCTCCATGTGCGTCAGCCCGTATTTCCGCACCGATGACGCCTTGATCACGTACTCGCCGTTGGACAGCATCGCCGGGACACTGTCGGACGTGGGCGTCCCGGGGCCGTACACGGGGCCGGAGCCGGTGAACTCGCCGCCGTCCGCGAACCCAACGGGGCCACCCGCAGCGCGGCGGATCAGGCCACCGTTCGCGTCAGCCACACGGTGCCCGGATGCCTGCGCCGTGGTCGCCGCATTCCCGTACTGGGCCGGATCCAAGGCTGCTGAGTTGTCCACCTGAACCACAACCGTGACGGTCTTCTGGTTCGGGATGTCATTGACCGCCTGAGTCAGCTTGTCGGCCTGCTCCTTCGCGTAGTTGTCCATCCACGTGTGGATGTCCACACCGGGGGGGATGCCAAGTACCGAGCGGGTCAGATCATCGGCCTTGGCCTCTGACATCCCGAAGCCCTCGGCTGCGGTCTTGGCCTTGTTGAAGGTGTCCTCGAACGCCTTCTGCACGTCCTGCTGGGAGGCGTGGTTCGCCGCCAATGCCTTGACGTTGTCGAGGCCCTGACGGGTCACCCCAGCAAACGCATCCTCCGCGGTCTGACCCGCCTCGGTGGTCTTGTTGAAGTCCGTCCCGGTCTGGTTCAATGCGGAGGACAGGTCGCCGCCGAGCTTGTCCTTCAACTCCTGCGCCGACTTGCGGGCATCATCGAAGGACTTCTGCAGCTTGAAATCCGCGTCCCTCGCGGACAATGCCGTGAGGCCTGCCGCTTCCATGCCGTCCACGACCTTCTGCAGGTCCGTGACAAGCCCATCGGCGGACACGCCAGCATCATCCAGGGACTTCTTCAGCTCCGGGGTGATCGGCTTGACCTTACCCGTCGCATCCGTGAACTTCATGGTGGAGTCCATGGCGTCCAGCATCTTCTGCGGGACCCGGCCCATCGCATACTCCAGAAGCTCCTGCTGGGACAGTTCCACACCGGCCGCGGCCGCCTGATCCTTCAGCGCCTGCGTGTACCCCGGCATGGTGTTCAGCGCGTCCTGCGCCGTCTTGCCGTTCTTCGTGAACTTGTCCGCCAACTGGTCGAACGTCTTCGCCGCCGTGTCCGCGGCCCCGTTGTTGACCATCTTCCCGAGCGTGTCGCCCATGGACTTGAACTTGTCGTCCAACTGGCCCGCTTCGGACTTCCCGATCCCCATCCACCCCACGAGGGGCTGCAGGGCGTTGTCCGCCCAGTCGTTGATCGTGGCGGAGAAGTCCCGGTGCGTGATGTTCGCGACGGCACCGTCGAGGCTGTTCAGGTTCGAGGTGGAGGAGCCGAGGATGGTGTTCCAGTTCTGGAACTGGGCGTCCATCTCCGCGACCCCGGCCTTGGACCCCTGCTCGGAGAAGTCGGCCATGGCCTTGGCGAGCTTGTCCATGTCGGTCGCGGCGATCGTGGAGTTCGCCCCCACAATCTGCAGGCCGATCGCAGCGATACCCAAAGCTCCGGCGACACCTGCGACGGCGGGCACGGCTCCCTTGGCCTTCGCCCCGACCTGCTCCATGCGGGTCGCCCCGGCCTCGGCCTCCGTCCCGGCGGTGGCGAACCCCAGATGGAACTGGGAGGCCATGTCCATCGCGGACCTGCCGATGCTGATCAGGTCCTTGGTGGCGGAGACGGCGGTCTTGCCGATCTTCACCCCGAGGTTCACCGTGGAGATCAGCAGCGCCCCGCCGATGATCCCCGCAGCCGTCAGCAGGATCGGGTTGCCCTGCTCGAAGCCATGCACAACATCCGTGACACCGTGCAGGAGGCCCTGAGCGGCGGGGAGGAGCTTGTTCCCGAGTTCGATGCCGAGGTTCGCCGCCGCCTGCTTCGTCATATCAAGCTGCACACTGAACGTGGCCTGCGTCTGCGCCCACGTCGTGATGTGCTCGCCGTTCTTGTCCTCCGCGTCCGTGATCCGCTTGATGTTGTTCTCGAACTCCGCAGAGTTGTTCATCAACAGCATGAGCGCCGTGCGGGCACCCGTGATACCGCCAGCGGCACGGTTCCACATGCCCACATACGTCATCATCGCCGGGTTGCCCGACTTGAGCAGGTCGTTCACACCCATCGTGGACTTCGCCAGAGACAGGAACTGGTTCCCGAGGGCGTTGGCGGTCCCGCCCATGCCCTTGAAGCCCTTCTGGTACTCGATCTGAGTAACAGTGCCGTCCATGAACCCCTGGGAGAGCTTCGCCAACTCCGGGGGCATCTGCGCGATGATCTTGTGCAGGTCATCCACAGCCGTCTTGGACTTGTTCATCGAGTCCTGCACCACAAGGCCGTCCTTGCCCATGTGGTCCGTGATGGCCTTGTCCATCAACTGCAACGTCCCCAGCAGGCCGCGGCCGCCGTTCTCGTCCCCGATGTTCTTCGACAGGTCCGTCACGTCGATGCCCATCTGCTGCATCGCCTTGGACGCGATGTTGGAGGGGCGCTCCAACTGGGTCAGCAGGTTCGCGAGGTTCTGGGACGACTGCTGCGCCGACTCGCCGTGCTGGGTCATCGTGGCCAAAGCGCCGGCGACCTGAGCGAACGACAGGTGCGCCACACTCGCGGTGGGCACGATCGCGGCCATCGACGCCGCGAAGTCCTGCATCGTGGTCTTCGCCAGACCAGACGCCGCCACAAGCCCGTTCGTCACGCTGACGGCTTGGTCTGCGCCCTTGCCGTAGTCCAGCATCACGTCCGTCACGGCCTGCGTCATCGTCGCAAGGTCAACGTTCTCGGCCTTCGCGCCCTCAGCCGCAGCCCGCAGAACCTTCAGGCCGTCCGCGCCGTGATAGCCGGCCTTCTCCATAATGTACATACCATCAGCGAGCTGGTCCGTGGCGGTGCCCGTGTCCGCGGCGATCCCCATGATGCCGGTGCGGACGTTCCCCAGTTCCTTCTGCGACTCCCCACCAGCGGTCACCAGGAGCTCGGTGGACTTCTGGAACTTCGCGGCCTCCTCCACCGCCGCCACACCGATGATCCCGGCCGCGACGAGCGCGGCACCGGAGATCACATTGGACGCTTCCACGATGGACTTCGCGTTGGCCTTGTGCTTCGCCATCATCGCATCCGACGCGGCGCCCTGAGCGGCGAACGCACGCACCTCCGCATCAGAGGACGCCTGAACCGCTGCAGCGGCCTCGGCCTGTGCGCGTGCGGTGGCCTTGACCGCGTCCGCTTCCTCCTTCTGGGCTGCGGTGATCGCGGCGGCGGCCTTCTCCGCTGCTGCCTGCTGCTCAGCGGACGCTTCCTGCGCCGTGATCGCCCCCTGAGCCAAAGCCTTGTTGATTTCGAGGACGGCGGCCTGCTCCTGCTCCGCTGCGGCCTTCACCGCGAGAGCGGTCTTCTCTGCCGCCTCCTGCTGGGCCTTCGCGGCCGCGTCCACGGCGGCGGTCTTCTCCTCGGCGGTGGCCTTCGCCTGAGCCGCGGACTCCTTCGCCGCCGCCACCTCACGCTGGGAGGCGAGCACCGCCTTGTCGGCCATCTCGCGGGCGGACTCGCCCACCTTCTTCATCTCGGCGATGGCCTGGGTTCCCTCGGCGCGGAGTTCCATCACGACGGGCGGCAAGAACGACGGCACGAGGACCCCTATATGCTGGTGTTGACAAAATTTATGCTTGCGACAATAATTGTCTTGGGCGAAGGCCCTTACTCCGCGAGGCGGGGCATGGCTACGCGTGGCATGGCGAGGCAAGGCAGGGAAAGGGCTGACGGTCTCAGTCGGGGTTCGACTCCCCGAAGCCCACGCCGCAGGGCGAGGCCTGACGTGGCATGGCTGGACCGGGCCCGACAGGGCACGGCGTGGCAAGGCAGGGATGGGTGGCTGGCAGCCCCCGGGGTTCGAGGCCCCGGCACCCACGCACAACGAGAGGAGAACCCAGTGGCCGATCAAGAGCCCAATGAAGACCATCGACCGCTGACCGTCGAGGAGGCCGCCACTATCGCTGGAGTCGGCAGGGGCGCAATGTATGCGGCGGTCAAGGATGGAACCGTGCCATCGCTGAGGCTCGGCCGGCGAATACTGATCCCACGCAAGGCCTTCCTCGCGTGGCTTGACGGAACGAACGAGGAGAACCAGTGATCAACTTCACCATCACCATTCAGGGCACGGCACCGCTACTGATGCACAACGCACGGCTCTCGGATCCCATCGACCCCGTGACGAGAGAAGCCAAGAAGATCAGTGCCAAGCAGAGGAAGACAGACGAGGATCATCTCGAACTTGCCCGTCTTGAGCACGCTGGAGGTCTCTACTTGGATGAGGATGCTGGGCCGTACATTCCCTCGGACAACATCTGGCGATCCCTCTATGACGCGGCCAAGAAGTACAAGTCAGGGCCCAAGGTCAAGGAGGGAATCATGTTCACGACCGACGTGAACCCCCTCATCTACAACGGGCCTCGAACCGTTGAAGGCCTCTGGGCCGACGCGAACTTCCGCCACCGAGCCTCAGTTGTGGTTGATCGCAAGCGCGTGACCCGCACGCGCCCGATGTTCCGTCAGTGGGTCACCGATGCTCAGGGGATCCTCGACCCCAACATCCTCGACCTCGAAACCCTTGCCATGTTTGCCGACACGGCTGGCTCTCTCATCGGGCTAGGCGACTGGCGACCGCGCTATGGCAAATACGCCGCAACAATCGAAAGGACCGCCAAGTGAGCAACTTCGAACCCAAAGGCGACGAGGCCCGCTGGAAGATCATCTACCCCATCCTCCAAGGGGCTGCCATTGATGAGGTGGTCACCTACGACGAGCTAGGCGAAGCGCTGAGCCTCGACCCCGTCGCTGACCGCGTCCTGATCCAGGGCGTCATGTGCGTCGCATCGCGCAAGCTGCTGCGCAACGAGGACCGCGCCGTCGAGAACGTCCGCAACAAGGGATACAGGATCGTTCGCCCCGCCGAACAGTTCAGCCTCGCCCAGAAGGCCCAGAAGAAGGCCAAGCGGACCCTGAAGCACGGCCACGACCTCGTCGTGCACGTCAACTACAACGGCATGGAATCCGAGGACCGCCGGCGCATCGAGACCGGGGCCCAGTTGATCGCCGCCCAGCTTGCCTTCAACCGGCGTGTCGACCTCCGGCTCCGCGACCACGACAAGGCCCTCAATGCCATCGCGAACCGCCAGGACCGCACGGATGACGAGTCAGCCGCGCTCCGTGACCGCGTGGAACGCCTCGAGAGGCTCCTTGGCGACAGTTAGAACCGGATGAACTTGGCCCAGTTCGCGGTTGCGAGGCCCGCCGTCTTGGCGCGGACCCGTTTCACGGCGGGCCCGAAGTACGGGTACGCCCCGGAACGGGAGTGCGGGTTGCCGAGCTCGATGGCCCGCCCGTACACGGTGGTAGGGCCCACCTTCGTGGACACCACCCCGGGCGCGACCGACCGGAGCCCGTCCGATTGGATGGAGCGGCGGAGGGTGCCTGTGACGACGTTGGGGTAGTTGTTGGCGTTGGGGATGTGGCGCTGGTGCTTCCGGTGGGAGCCGGAGAAGTTCGCCTGCGCCTGCTTGATCAGCTCGAGGGAGGCCAACTGGACGTTGGCCCTCGCGGCCAGCTCCACTTGCGCCTCGCCCCGCGTCAGGGCCGCTTCGAGTGCGCCGAGTCCTTTGACGGCGAAGCCGGGGACGATCATGCGACCACCGGCCCACCAAGAGGCGCCGAACGCTGAGCCACGGCGACCTCCTCCTTGGCCTTCCGGATCCGCAGCAACCCCTCGATCGCGAACCGCGGCGTGTCAAGGTACTCCTGATACGACACCCCGAACCGGTCCATGAACGCCTCCGCCATCAGGAGGTCTTTGAAGTCCTCCGGGATTTCGGACCATTGGCGCTCGCCCCGGAGCCAGTCCTTGTACTTCCGGAGCGCCCAGTAGGGGATGCCTTGTCCTTCAGGGTGGAGTCCGAGATCTCGTACTCCTCCCACACCTCCAACCCGGCGGCGATCTTCTCGATGGCTCCCTTCAACGCGTCGGCCACGTCGGAGGGGATGTCCAACGCGTCTTCGACGGTCTTCGGCAGGGGCGTGTCCAGCGTCCACGACACGAGGTAGGTGGGGATGCCGGCGTAGCCGATCCGTTCGAACAGCCACGCCTGCTCGTCCGTGAGGGTGATGTCGGGCCCGGACAGTTCCGGGTTCTCCACCACGGACCCGTCCGGGTGGGTGACCTTGCGGGCGTTCGCCACCTGCACAGCCAAAGCGGTGTATTGGCGGAGGAGGGACTTGACGTGCAGTTCGCGGCGCGGGGTGAGTTCCCGCCTGAGGCAGAGGACCGCCTCGCCGCCGGGAATGGGGACAGTGATGGGCACTGGTGGGACTCCTGTGCGATATTGGGGTGGGAGGCTGGCCCCGCAGGTAGCGGCGGGGCCAGCCTTTGGGTTAGAACGGGGTGGACTGCGTGTTGGTGAGCTGCGCCTGAATCGGGGACAGCTTCGAGTCGAGGGCGTCCGTGGCGTTCATGAGCGCCTTGAAGTTCGACTGCAGCGTCATCCACGAGTTGTTAGACCCGGCCGGTTCCGCTGAGTCGAACGCGATCTTGGACATCTGCAGCACGAGGGCGTTCGTGGAGCCCTGCGGGGTGATGTTCAAAACCAGCGACGGCTGCGTGTTGGCGAGGAAGTCCGTCAGGTTCACGTCCCCGGTGCCCTGGTAGACGGCGCCGAGGGTGCCGGTGACGGTGAGTGGGCCGCCGAAGATCGCCAAAGGTGACTGGGTGCCGTTCAGGACAGGGATCGCGGCCGTGTTGCGCTTCAGGTCGATGCTGATGTCCGAGTACTCGGACAGGGCGGTGCCGCCGAGGGTGATGGACGCGGTGAACGGCGGGAACGGCTGCAGCGTGGACGGGGTGTTCGTGGGGGCGGTGATGAACGTCCCCGGAAGGCCCGCCCACTGCACGTCCACGGTGGGGAGCGTGTCGGCCTTGACGGTGAACTTCAGGTCGGAGACCACCATGCCGGGGATCTGCACGACCTTCCCGTCCGCCTGGTACAGGAACCCGGTGTACGAGGGCGGCTGGGCGTTGTTGGACGAGGAGCCGTTGTACAGGGCGGTCTTGTGGGTGTACGGGGATGCGGTGCCCACGACGGTGTCCGGGTTGCCGAGCACGGCGAGCAGGTGCGGGAACACCGAGTCGGCGTAGATGTAGGTCTTGTAGGAGAGTTCGTCGTGGCGCATGCCCTGCGTCTGCCCGAAGTCGGTGCCCATGTCCCCGCGGAGGGCTTGGTCAACGAGGGGGGTGACGATGGGTTTCCATGAGGGGGTGTCGACGGGGATCCAGATGGTGGGTGCGGCGACTGGGGTGCCGTAGGTGGTTTCTTTGCCGAGCCCGAGCCACTGGAGGTTCCCGGGCAGGTAGGTGACGGTCAAGGGTTGCTCCTATTAGTGGGTTTCGGGTGCCGGTGCGCCTTCGGCGGTCATGTCGGTGTGCGCGGGCTCGTCCGGGTGGGCTGCGGCTTGGATTTGGGCGAGCAGTTCCGGGCTCAGGTGGGACGCCTCTTCGGCCGTGAGCACGACTTCGCCGGGGGTCAGCTGCACTTCGACCGGGGGACCGGGGATCACACCGCCGGGGGAAAGGGCGGGTGCCGGTTCGGGGAGGGTGGCGTTCTCGTCCTCGAGCTGAAGCTCCGGGTGCTCATACGGCTCCGTGGTGGTGACCTCGTCGCCGTGGTTGGCCTCGATCGTGGCCCCGTCCGGGGTGCCGTCGCGGTGGGCGTTCACGCCCTGCCGGAGACCGGTCAGGACACGCGGGAAGGCCCCGGTGAACAGGTATTTGGGCAAGGCGTGCTCCTTAGAGGCTTAGAGGCCGAACTCGTGGGGGGCGTGCGTCATGGGCACGTCGATTTGTGTTTCCGCCCACCCGTCCGTGGCTTCGGGATTCACGACAACATCGCCGGGCTGGGCAATGGCGCGGCACTGGATCCGGCCGTCAACGGCGAGGATCGTCTGCCCGAGGAAGATCGTCATGGGCTTGACTTTGTTGGCGGTGAGCCAATCGACGGCCATGGTCTCCGACTTGGGGGTCCTGAGCGTGATGGCGTGAGTGCCGAGCTCGATAACCGTGTCGGGCCGCGTGATCGGTTCGATCTCTTGGGTGACGGGAGGCAGGAAAGCCAAGGTGGGGACTCCTTAGAACATGGACAGGTACGACGCAGGCGAAATGGGGGCCGTCTGCTGGGGCGGGCGGTCCTTCTTCCGGTGCCACGTGTTGTGGTGCTTGAAGTGCCGGTGGCCGTGCCAGCCCTTGTGCGGGTGGTGGAGGCCTTTGCGGCGGTGCACGTGGTAGCCGTGGCGTTTCTTGATGTGGTAGCCGCGCTTGCGATGCACGTGGTACCCGCGTTTGCGGGGGTGCTTGAGGTGGTAGCCCTTGCGCCGGTGGACGTGATAGCCATTCTTCCGGTGCACGTGGTACCCGCGCCGGCGGTGATGCCCGGTCGCCCGGATCTTCCGCAGGGCGCCGTGCTTGTGGGGCCCGTGGTGGCCCTTGTGCGGGTGGTGCCGCCCGGTCTTCGACACCCGCCTCTTGTGCGCCGTGACGGCCTTGACCACACGCGGCTTCCGGGACCCGCCACGGATGCCAGCCCACCGTCTGTGGTGGTGGCGGTGGACCTTGATCCGCGCCCTCGCCCGTCTCAGCGTGTTCGGCTTCATGGAGCGCCTATGCGCCCTCCGTGAGCGCACCATCTCAGGCTTGGACTATCTCGGTGACCTGGAACTCCACATGGCACCACGCCATGACCTTCCCGCCGGACGGGTCGAGCATGGGTTCCCCGCGGCCGACCTTGACCCCGTCGTCTTGGTTGCCTGCCTCGAAGATCGGGTTCCCGTTGGTACCGAACGCCGGATCCTGTTCGATGCGGGAGACGATGTTGTCCAGCAGTTGCAGTTGGCCGGTGACCCACCCGTCCGTGTCTCCGGTGGCCCCGGTGGTGGGGTCGGTGGGGATCACCCACTGGTACAGGCAGACGATCAGGAACGTGTACGTGCGGGCCTTCTGGCCCCCGTTCACGGCGGGGACGGTGATGCGGGACTCGGTCACATCTTGGATGTGCAGGTAGGCGGGGGTGCCGGGGAGGCCAGCGGTTTGCCACGCGTCCCCGAGCATCCGCACGGGGGCGGCTTCGTAGAGCTTGGTGATCCCGGCGGTGGGTTTGAGCCAGTTCCACACAGCGGTGTTCACGGTGGACAGCGACACGGGGCGCTCCTAGGGGTTGGGAGGCTGGCGGGCACGGGGAGTCCCGCACCATGCCCGCCAGCAGTCAGACGGCCCGCCGGTAGGGGGCGAGGAGTTCAATCGCGAGGTCGTAATCGGACGACACCCCAGCAGACAGGGAATGCTCCGGGCCGGGTGTGTCGCCGCCGGCGCGGGGCAACTCCAGAGACTGGGAGGCGCGGGTCTTGATCAGCGCCTTGGTCAGCAGGATCACGGCCTGCTTGATGTCCTGCGGCAGCGCGGTCGCGGTGTCACCGGACGCGTACGTGCCCACCGTGCCGGAGGTGATCGGGACAGACGTGGCGGTGCCGTTCGCCGTCGCCGTGTAGCTTGACGCGACCGTGACCACTTCGCTGTTGGAGGCGCTCGCCAGCCGCAACTGCTGGCCCGGGACGATGCCGAGGTCGGATGCGACCGGCACCGACGTGGCACCAGCGGCCACAGCCCCGTTGACCGAGGTGTTCGCCCAGCCGTTCACATACGACACGGAGACGTGCGCGTGCGAGCCGAACGACGTGGACAAAGGCCCGGAGAGCGTGTTCGACGGGGCCAGCGGGATCGTGGCGGTCTTCTTGTGGATCGCCACATCCGCCAACGACGACAACGCCGCCAAAGACGACGGGGTCCACCCGTACGACACGGACGCGACCGCCACGATCGGGGTGTAGTCCAGCGGGACCTTCACCACCGGGCCCAACCACGAATCGGCCTGCACCCGGTAGCGCCCGTACTGGGTGTCCACCGTCGCCGCCAACACCTTCTGGCACAAGTTGTCCGCCAACGCCGACGCACGCGTCAACTGCAGCACCAGCGCCGCCTGGTTCGCCTGCGTCGTGCCACCCGGCACAAGCTGCGTCGTATCCACCCCAGTCGGGGCGTTCAAAAACTCCCACGGCGCCACATACAGCGACCGGGTCGGATACGTGGGGGCGGTCGGGTTCACGACGAGGGCCACGGCCGCTCCTTAGTACTCGTGGTAATGGTCCACGGGCCGGTGATGCGTGTGCACCCCGAAACCCCGGGACTGGAGGACACCAGCGATCCGCACATCCATGCGGCGCCAGTCACGCGGCTGCAACCCATCGAAGGGGAGCGCGTCAATCAAACCGAAAAGATCCGGCACCGCCGTCTTCAGCTCGGCCCGGAAACGGGTGCACCCAAGGCACACCAGCAACTGCCCCGCAATGTTGTACGGGTTCCCGCACCACAATCCCGGGCAGTCAGTGAAATCGGGGAGCACGTCGGCGTGGATGCCGATGTCGTGCTCCACCACCATCAAGTCACCGGGACGCTGCCATTCGGCTTCCATCAGGGACTGGTACGCCCCCGGCTGCGCTGGGTCGAGTTCGACCCCGACCCATCCGGGAGCGTGCCGGTCGAGCAGGGACCGGGTGCGGTCATCGAGACGCGTGAACGGCACGACAACACGCACCCGGAACCCCCTACTCAGTTGGGACTAGCTGGCCGCCACATTGGAGAGAACGCCGCAAGCCACGGGCGCAGCGTTCGTGAGCGTGCCCGAGGCGAAGACCTCGCCGTCGAAGCGAGGACCGCCGCCTGCGCCCGAGTTGCGGGCAGCCGGGTACTCCCAGTCCTGCACGTCGTGGAGCGTGCGGAACTGCAGCGTGCTCGACACGTTCGAGGACGGGAACGGCAGAGCGTCCGTCACAGCGATCAGCGTGCCGGGGGCAAGGTTCGGCATGACCTGGAACGGGACCGGGACACCACCCGCAGCCTTGTTGATGTAGTGCCCGATGAAGCCACCGGCCACAACGTCGTTGCGGTTCTTGTCCGTACCGGCGAAGTAGTTCGTCCCACCACCGGCCTGGCTGAAGATCAGCTTCGCGATGCTGTTCGCCTCCTGCGAGGAGACGAGGTACCGGGTCGGGGTCGTCTGGATCTGGTTGAACAGGGACGCGTTGAGGGCGTCCAGCTCAGCGATGTTCTGACCCGAGACGGTGAACTGGGAGCCGTCGAGCGAGTTGAAGTACGCGCCCGAGTTCGTGCCCGAACCGCGGGTGACGAGACCGGTCGCGCCGCCCGTGGCGTAGTCGCCGGCGAGGGTTGCGAGGAGGCCGTTGAAGTCCGTGGACTTGGCCGAGGAGTCCGAGGCCGGGACCGAGGAGGGGGCCGTTCCGTAGAGGCCGGGGAGGTTCGGCACAGCCTGGTTCGCGGTCGGGATCGAGGTGATCGTGACCTTGTTCACCGTGGTCGTGGTGTAGTAGAAGCCGGCGACGAACCAGTCGTACGCGACAGCACCGGTCACGGCGGTGACCGTGGCGGAAGCGGAGTTCGTGCCGACCGTGGTGCCCGTGGTGACCGAACCCTGAGCGGACGCGACCGTCGAACCACCGTAGTAGTAGTTCGAGAGGGTGCGGGCGGCGACCTTGACGTTCACGGCGGTCGAAGCGGCGATCGTACCGCCGGTCGAGGATGCCGTGACGGACGGGGTGCCGGGGGTGTTCAGGGCGAAGTTCTGGCCGCCGAGGAGCTTGCGGTCAGCACCGATCTTGAACTGGTTCATCGCGTTCTGCACGGCGATCGCGCGGGCGTTCGCGAGGCCCTGCGCCATGTCGATCGCGTCCTGCGTGACCGTGTAGCCGAAGCCGAGCTTGGCGAACTTCGCGGTCACGTCCTGCTCGTTGAGCTGCGCGAGCGGGGCCGCGTAGTCGAACGCGGTGCCCGGGTCGGACTGCAGGTTGTTCACGTTCGTCAGCGCACGCCACGTGGTGAATGAAGCACCCATCTTGACGCGGGTGCGGGCGATCGAGTCGAAGAACGGGGTGTTGACCGGGATGAGCGAGATCAGGTCGCCAAGGTCAACGCCGACGATGCCGGTGGAGCTAGTGACACCCGCGGTCTGGGCCTTGCGGATGAGGTCGAGGGTTTCCTCGGAGGTGCCGTTGAGGTTCACGGCCGTCCTTTCAGAAGTGGGGGTTACGGGGCACGCCGAAGAGCCCCGGCACCCGTGCGGGTGGGGGCTAGCGGCGTGGTTCGGGGCTAGTTGGTGAAGCGGGCCTTCACGGACTCGAACAGGAGGGCCGCGTTCGCCTTCTGGATGGCCTGCGCGTCGTTGGCTTCCTGAGCCTCCGCGAGGGCCTTCTTCAGCGGCTCCAGCGGGTCGTTCGTTCCGTTGTCGCGGGGTGCGAGGCCCGCGTTCGCGCCGGTCGCGCCGTTGAAGGCGGGAATGGCGGTGTTGTTCGGCATGGCCCCGAACTTCTCCACGCGCTCCTTCAACACCTCGACCGTTGCCGCCAGATCCGCCGCCTTGGCGATCTGCTCCGCGAGCGGGGCGAGGTATTCCTTGAGCACGGCGGCGACTTCGGTCTCGGCTGCCGGTTCGGCGGCCCCCTTGTGCACAGGGGACTGCACGGTGTCTGTCCCGGGGATCACCCGGGAATCCTCATCCTCTTCGGATGCTTCGTCGGCGTCGGCGGGGGTGCCGTCGCCGTAGTCTTGCCCGTCGATGTGGCTGGACCCGTCTGCCTCGGTGAGGTTCGGTTCCGCCGCGGACTCCTCCACGGGAGCCTCGGCGGGTTCGGGGCCGTCGCCGTCGCCGTCCGTGTCCTCCACGGAGTCCCCGTCGTTGTCGGGGTCGGTGGTGCCGGGGCCTTGGACGGGGGTGATGGAGTTGGGCTTGACGACGCCGATGGGGCACCCTGTGGCGTCGTAGACGAGCACGAGCGCGTCGGCCTTCTCCACAGCCTCAGCCTCGGGCTCCTCGGCTTTCACGACCTCAGCGGCGGGAGCGGCCTCGGCGGGGAACCCGAGAGCTTCGCGGGCCTCCCCAGCGGTCAGCACGCCTTCGGCGGTTTCCTTCTCGACAGGTGCCTCCACGGCCTCAGCCGAGGGAGCGGTGATCTCATCGGCCATAGCCGCGTTCTCCTTCATCAGGGATGGTTCGGGTTCGGATTGGGGGAGCTTGTCGAGGACCGCCTGGATCTGCTCCGCGGCGGCACGCAACGCCTGCTCATTCGCCGCAGACAAGGCGCGGCCAGCCTTCGCGATCGCATCCAAAGCGCCGTCGACGGCGGACTGCTCGGCGCCCTTGACCAGTTCGCGGACCGTCTCGGCGGGGATCAGGCCCTGCTGCGCTTTCGCGAGGAGCACCTTCGTGCCGTTCGCTGCCGCGCCGACGAGGTCCACCCGGTCGATGTCCGCGTCGTACAGTTCGTGCATGTCCTCGGGGATCTCGGGGTTCATCTGCGTTTGGCCTTCCCTTGCGGTGACAGGCCCGTGATGTGGCCTTCTTGGTAGAGCTGCCACGCGACCTCATCGAGGATCAGGCCGATCAGCCACGACCCGGTTGTCACGGTGGTGCCGTTCATCTCCCACGCCGGGGAGCGGCTGATGTAGGACTCGACCACTTGGGCGTGCCCTTCGGTGCCGTCTTCGTGGTAGAGGCCGATGGTGCGTGGGCCCTGCATGAAGGCCCACGCGGCCTTTTCCAGTTCCTCGGGGGTGAAGTAGTCTCGGGAGCCGTCCGCGCCGGTCTGGATCCGTTCGTCGGGTCCTGCCTGATAGGCGATGGCTAGGAGGTAGCGCTGGGCGGGGGTTTCTTCGACCGGGGGCTCAACGTCCACGGCTAGACCTCTTCGGTGTGGGGTGAGGCTGCACAGCGGCAGCGGGGATGCCCGGGCGGCTGGGTGTCGCCCATGCCGTGCGGGTTGCGGGACGCCTCATCGAGGCAGGACGGGCACGCCCCGGCGGATACGACCCAGTCCCATTGGGTGAGCCCATACGCCCGGTAGACCCGCAGGGACGCGTTCGTCGCCATCCGGGCGATCTCGGTGTGCGCCACCATTTCGGCGCGTGCAGGGTCGGAGAGGTACGCGTCGAGATCCTTGGCGAGTTGGTCCACGGTGTGGCCCGCTTCGACGGCCCGCTCGATCAGCGCCCCCATCCTTGTGAGGGTGGTGTCGGTGATGCCGTCGAGTGTGATCCCGGCGTCCGCGATGGCCTGCCGCCACGCCGTCCCGGACAGTGCGTCGAGGGCGGGGGTGGGGACATCCTGCGGGACCCGGAACTCGATCCCGATGCCGGGGTGGAACCCGTCGAGCAGGTGCCCGGGGCCGCCCATCTGGATCGCAGCGGACAGACCGCCGGCGAGGTACCCGTCAGCGTGCAATCCGGTGAGGACGGCGTTGAGGCGGGCGGTGTCGAACGCATCGCCAGCCCAGTCCGCGGCCTCCGTCGCGGTCCACCCGGCCTCCAGTGCGTCCTCAGCCAGGGAGTCCGTGTCCACCCCGCCAGCCAGCGCGGCGGCCACGAGGGGGGCCCAGTGGTCGGTCAGGGTCAGGTCGACCTTGTGGAAGGGTGTGGGTTCGGGCGGGTCAGCCCGCCACCCTTTTGGGTCAGCATCACCCTTGGCGACAGCGTTGAGCTCGGCAGCCTCGGCGGGAGAATGGTGGTAGAACTCGAAGTCCTGCCACTTGCCGGTGCGTTTGCGGGCCTTGACGAACGCCTTGAACTTCTTCAGCTCGTCGCGCCGGAGCAGATCCACCCCAGTGATCCCCGTGGCCGAGGTGACACCGGCGGTGGCCTCCTTCTCGGCAGGCACAGGCTGGGGGTTCACCACACCGGACGAGGCGTCGGGGTGCTCATTGGCCGGGTGCAGCGGGTCGTCCGGGTCGCGTGGGGCACGCTTGAACTCCGGGGACCCGGGCAGCTTGTCCGGCACCAGACCGGGGGAGCCCTCGTACGGGTACGGCAGCTCCGCGTCCGCGGTGGGGGCCTTCGTCTCCGGGTCCGTCTTACCGCTGATCGCCAAAGCATCAGCCAACGGCACGAACCCGAGACGGGCGTGCATGAACCCACGAGGCATCGGCCGCTGGTTGTCCGTAGGCAGACCCAGAAGCTCCTCACGGGCCTCATCCACCGACGCGATACCCGACTCGATGTAGATCTTCCACGCGTTCGCCTCAGCGAGCCGGTCCTCCTTGTCCCGGCCCGTGTTCAGCTTGAACTCCACCGGCAGCCCAAGGTCACGTTGCAGGTAGCGGGTCAGGTGGCCCTCGATCATCCGCACCCACGGCAGCGTGTTCACCCGGAACTGGATGTCCACCTGCGTCTCGCCGTTCGCCCGGTTCACATCGGCGGTGAAGCCGAGATCCTGGGGGACGACGCCGAATGCCATGGCGGTCTTCTTCGCCAGCCACTCCGGGAACAGGGGGTCGAAGGCGCGGGGTGCGGTCTCGGTGAACTTGGACCCGGTGGGCACGGCGATGAGCTTGTGCACGATCGACTGGTCGCCCATGAACGTGGCATCCCAGTAGTCCTGCCACTCCGCCACCTGATCCGGGGACGACACATCCGGGGGCATCTCCATGAAGCCGCCCGGGATCGAGCCCTCCGTGAACATCTGCAGCAGGTGCCACTGGTAGCGGAGGTCCGTGTTGACCGTCAGCAGGATCGACTCCAGCGGGGCCATGCCGTACGGGTCCGTGGGCTGCGGGTTGATCAGAGCCCACACCACATCCTGGGTGGTGAACTGCTTGTCCACCGCACCCTTGATCACCTGCTGGTACGCCGGCGCCGGGGCCAACGGCGGGAGGCCGTTCTCATCGATCAGGGCGTACATGGTGCCGCCGTCGATGACGTGCAGGCCGATGACCTCGCCGTTGTAGTTCCGGCGACGGTACAGGGGGCCCTGCCCGTAGGTGAGCAGGGAGGTCATCCACAGGGTCACCCACTCGTCCCACGGGTGGTACCTGTCAGGGAACGCCAGAGCGGCCTTCGCGGCCTCGATCGCACCCTCGGCGTCGCCCTTGTACCCTTCCGCGGGGTTGAACAGGGGCTCCATGGAGCGGATCTCATCGATCTTGTGCCGCATGCATACGGTGGCGAAGTCGTACGCCCGCAGCATCTCGCGGAGGTTGTCGAACGAGGTGCGCCCGTACTGGGAGCGGTTGCGGACGTTCTGGTTGACCGCTACCGGGTAGTCCGTGACCCGCGGCGGCACCGAATAGCCCGACTGGGGGGTCAGGGGTGCGCCGGGGGTGAGGTAGCCGGTGGAGTCCATGCCCTGCCGTGCGAGCGCGTCCGAGACCGCGGCCGGGGTGGTGAAGGCGCGGCGGATCGAGTCGAACAGACCCAAAATGGTCACGCCCTTTCCATGGGGTTGTTGTGCTCCGAATGGCAGAAATGCCACTGGGAAGATAAGATGGGAGTACTTTCACTGTTGCCCGGTTCGCAAACCGGTGGGCCGGCCAGTCACCGGCTCTAACCCACGTCAGAGGTGGCACAGCCACCGTGCCGGTTTGGCCCCGGCCCCCGCGCTCCGATTGACCCGGAGAGCCCGCGGGGAGGCGCGCTACCCCCGACGCAGCGATATCGGAGGGATTACGAGACAGCGAGCCGCCCGGGTCGGTTGGGGCATGCGAAAGCATGTTGGCGTCAGCCGGGGTGAAGCACCCACAGCACGGAACGGCGGCTAGGGCTGAACGTCCCGTCTAGGGACGTTCGCCCGCCAGTTCCGGGCATGGCTGGGAATCTCAATCCCCCGGGACTCTGCGGCGGCCTTCATCGCGTTCAGGAACGCCGAACCCTGACCACCACGCAGATACAGCCGGTTCAAAGCCTGGGTGAGGGCGTCCACGCGGTCATCATGGGCAGCGTTCGGGAACGCCGCCGCCTCCTCCACCAGACCATCCACCCACGGGGCCAGATGCGGTTTCGGGAGGTGCACGTTCCCGGCCTCGATGAACGGGGTCACGGCGGCGGCACGCGCCTCCTTCGACTCCTTCGGGGTGACCGGGATGATGCCCGGAACCTTGTTCTTCAACGAGTCGATGACAGCGGAACCGTTCGCCTTGTCCTCCAAAAGCTTCGCGGTAGCCTGAGGCCACTTCGCGGCCAAAGCTTCGACCGCATGCAGGGTTTCCGTGAACGTCAACCGCCCGTGCTTCTGGTCCAGCAGGTACGCATCAGCGCCGCGTTTCAGCCACACCTGCCCGCACACGTAGTCACTGGACTGCGTGGCCTTGAACGCCATATCCCACGACATCACCAACTCATCAGCGGACGAGGTCGTGCGGCACACGCCGTCTTCCTCAACCCACAGCGGCCGGTCATACCAGCGCCAATCGCTGCGTTTGAACAGGCCACCCTCAGCCGGTGCGGGCCTGCCTTGGTACAGGGCGTTCCAGACACGGGAACCCTTGGAGCGTTTGACCGCCTCCCACTGGGCCGTGGTGTGGCCCCGGGCCGAAACCATGAACTCCCCCGGCTCGCGGCCGAGGATGTCCGTCTCACCCTTCTCCGGGTCGTGGTCCGCCTGCGCCGGGATGTTCACGTACTTCCACGGGTGACCCTCATCAAGGGTCATCAGACGCCCCGCGAGGTCGTCCTCGTGCCAGCGGGTGAGGATCAGGATCACGGGTGCGCCCGGTGCGAGGCGGGTCGATGCGACTGACTGCCACCAGTCCCACACGTTGTCCCGGAAGGTCACCGAGTCGGCTTCCTTCTGGTCCTTGATCGGGTCATCGATGATCAGCAGGTCAGAGGGGCGTCCGGTCAGGGAACCGCCGATGCCGACCGCGTACACGCCGCCCGCGTGGCCTTCGAGCTGCCATTCGTTCTGGGCGGCCACGTCCCGGCGGAGCCGCATGCCCATGTCGGGGCCGTGGGTTTCGACATGCCGGCGGATCGCACGGCCATTCCTGCGGGCCAACGACTGCGAGTAGGAGGCGGTGACGATACGGGTCTCGGGGTTCTTGTTCAGCACCCACAGCGGGAACACCTCGGCCACCCGCGTCGACTTTCCATTTTGCGGGGGCATGGACACGATCAGGCGGGCGTCCGGGGTTTCCCAGGCGTCCACCAGTGCGGCGTCGATGAGGTCGAGGGCGGGGGTCTGGACGGTGGTGTGGGTGAGCTTCTTGGCGAGGTCGCCGGGGGTGAGGTAGTCCGCTCCGCCGAAGCTTTCGGTGTCCGCCCATTGCTGGGCCGCGATGCCAGCCCAACTCATAACGGACACTCCCTAGATGTCAAACAACTAAATGCGGTCAGCCCCGGGTTTAGTTGTGCCGCTCGCGCACTTCCCGCGCCAGAAGGCGATTGAGGAAGGCGTATTGCTTATGCCACGCCTCAGGGCCACGACATGCACGGAGGTGGTCGTAGAAGCATTGGCGCTCAACCTTCATGGCCCTGTGGATCGCGACCCGATACGTCCACCACGTGAACTTCATGCGCTGACGATCTTGGCGGGGATCAGTGCGTCCTCCGACGCGTGATACACGGCCGACAACCGGTGGAAACCATCAGCGATGGTAAGAGGGACGCCTTTGTCCCGCTTCCCGCGCACCAACAGGATCGGGGAGAGCGGTTCGCCCTTCTCGATCTTCTTCAGGTTGTGCGCCACATGCCGGTTCGACTTGGGCAGCAGGTCGAGGTGGGAGGCGCGGAAGAGGTCTTTGGCGGGGTGCCAGACGATGGACGGGTCCGCCTCGAGGAGCGCGGCGACGTTCTCCGCTTCCCGTGCGGGGAGGATGAGGGAGAGGTAGTCGAATGCCGCCGAATAGTCCTTCTCTTCGGGCGATTCGAGCCACTTGATGTCAGGCAACGTTCCGAAGCTCCCATCCAAGTTCCTCGGCAACCGCAGAGGCGGAAGCCGTGGTGTTCGTTGAGTAGATCGTGATGCCGGGGATGCCGTTCCCTGGAAGGTGCACGGGGCACGCTGGCGGGATCACGCCCATCCAGGCGCGGCCGCACATGCAGCCAGCGGCAGGGGCGGGGGCTTGCTTGGATCCGAGGTCGCGGACCGCGTCGCGGTAGCCGCGCCAGTACTCGGCGGTTTCGTCGTTCACATGAGCACCTTGTTGAACTCAGCACTGCGGTAGGTTGTGGTGGGCCATGAGCCGGTGAATGCCCTGTCCGCGATGTCGCCGGGGGTCACGTCCTGCGGGAGCCGGCCGTCAGCGAACGCGGTGAAGTCCACCGCCTGCCACACGATGTCCACGAGCTGGGAGCAGAACAGCCGGTCGGGGCGTGCGAGGCGTTTGGTCAGGAAGGGGAGTTTGAGGCCGAGTTTGGCGAGGGCCAAAGCGGCGATGTCCGCGAACCCGTACGGTGTGCCCAGCAGGGGTGTGGCCGCGTTGAGGATCCGGGCACGCTGCTCGTCCGTCAGTGGCACCGACACGATCACGTCGCCGTCCTGCACATGGCCCTTGATGGCGCCCTTGAAGTCCGCTTCAATGGTGGTGCCGTCGCCGTCGATGATGAGGCGGACGTGGCAGTAGCGGGCTTGGTCGAACACGGCGATCGCGTTCCCGATGGCGTTGGCGGGCCGGAACAGGGCCACATCACCAGGCTTCAACGTGTTCCCCCGTGTTCGGTTTTTGGTGTGGAAAGGCTAAGAGCGTGCCGCGTGTTGGTGTTTGGGCCAGCCGACGTTCCAGTTGGTCCAGCGGCGCAGGATCAGGAACCGGCTCAACGCCAGCCATCCCAAAGTGTGCGTTTCGCGGCGCGGCGGTCGCGGCGGTTCGCTTTGGCCTTGATCCCGGCAGACACACCGGGACGTGCGAGGTAGCAGTAGAGCTTCTTCCAGCCGGTGCAGGCGTCCTGCTCGTCAGCGCTGAGGATGGGGCGTCGGCCCATGCTGTTCCTACGCGCCACAGTCGGGGCCGTCGTCGTCGGGCTCGGTGTCCAGCATGTCGTCAGGGATGTCCGCGAGGCGTTCCAACGCATGCAGGAGCGCGTCCAACTCGCTCACGAGCCCTCCCCGGTGCAGTACACGCAATGAATCCTCAGAGTGAACACGTCCCCGTTGACCCCGGTGGGCACCAGCGCGTACGGCTGCCCGGGTTTGATGGTGCGCTGGCAGGCGGGGCACATGAGCCCGTGCGGGAAGCCCTCGGTGGTGGCGATCGGGTATTCGGCGGTGTCAGCCATTGCCCGCCTTCCGCTCCCGCTCCCACTCGGCCGTGATACGAAGATTCACCGCAGCCTGGTACTGCCAGCACTTGCGGCACATCCCGACCTGCGGTTCGTGCGGCTGGTCACAGTGATTGCAGAACGCGACGGTCTTGTGGATCGTCCTGAGGTTGCCGCACGGGCACGGATCAAGCTCCACAGCGCCTCCAGCCGTTTGGAATTGGTCACCCGGGAAAGCGGCGCCGTTCCTTCCATGGCGTCCCATGGCCGGTTGACAGACGCTGTTCCACGTCGATACGTGGGCTCTCGCGGGCTAGCTCCCTGCCGTGGATTCGAACCACGATCCGCCGGTTAACAGCCGGACGCTCTGCCCTTGAGCTAGCGGGGAAGGTGCTGGTCGGTTTGTGCTACCTGCGGACCAGCTAGGCAGGTGTTCGTTTCTCCCGCTCGGGAACCCTTCAGAAGGTGGGCCATCACTCCGGGAGGACGATGAGGTGCCAGTGAGAGGCGGACCCGGGACTCGACCGGATCAGGGCGCATCACTGGCAAGAATCAGAGGATCCGCAGATCCGACCACGCGTTGTCCGCCGTCAAAAACGACAGCATCCCCGAAGCCGACGACTCACCGCGGACGTTCGTGAACCACGACGAACCGCGATCCGACGCAGGCCCCACGAGGATCCACCGGGCATCACCCGACTGCTGCACCCGCAACGAATGCCAGTGGCCGGCGATCAGGATCCGGGCGTCAGCGGTCGGCATATTCCCATGCGACTGGCCCTTCCACCACTCGCCCAGCTTGTCCGCGCTGGACGCCTGATGCCCGTGCACCACACCGACCCGGGAACCGCTCGTCTCGAAGGCGAGGGATTCCATGTACGGGTGCGGAGTGACCACCTTGACGTGCCCGAACGCGTCCGGGTTCAGTTGCAGGGCGCGGCCCAGCATCTTCGCGATCACGATGCCGTAGTCGGCGTGCACGTCCCCGGCGGGGGCTTTCTGCCCGATCCGGTGCGCCCCATGGTTGGAGGACACGGCGACGTACTTGAACGACGGGGCGAGCGGGGAGAGCAGTTGGATGCCGGTGAGCATGATGTGCATGGCCCGCTCCACCTGATGGGGGAGGTCGGTGTCGTTGGTGGCGAGCTGCGAGGACGTGTTGTAGATGTTCTCGACTATGTCCCCGGCGTCGACCATGACGATTTCGGCGGGCTTCGTGTCGCGGGCGACCTGGGCGGCCTTGTGGAACGAGGCGAGGACTTGGTCGAGGGTATCGGGGGTGCCGCCGTGCCAGTCGGTTTTGCCGAGTTGGAGGTCGGTTGGGACGATCACGAGGGACCGTGCTGTTTCGTGGAATTCGGGGTTTCGCGGGGGCTGAAACGCCTCGATCCGCTGAACAAGCTCCGCAGTGCTGATCCGGTCCTCAACGCCCCCGGTCTTCGGGCGGACGTTGTTCAGCTTGTTCCAGAAACCCCCGGCCGGGTTCGAAGTCCAACCCCAGGTGAAGGTCACGGCATCGGGGTCTTGGCCCTTGGATGCGATGAACTCGCGGTAGTCCTCGTACCCCCACGGCTTCTCAGAGAACCGGCAGTAGTTTGCCGATCCGTCCGGGTTGTGGGTCTCGAACTCCCCCACATGGGCGGTTTCGGCAGGGTCTTGCCGGTGTTCGTCGTGCCGGTACTTGCATTTGCCGGTGGTGGGGTCGATCTTGTGGCGGTACTTGCAGCGTGCCACTCGGCCCCCCTACTTCACGACCGACAGGTGGGTCAGTGTGGTGATGCGCCAGATGAGGCCGGCGGCGATGGCCTTGACAGGCTTGTTCGCTACCCGGAACTCCACGAAGCCTTCGGCGGCCTTGAAGTACTCGGCCGTGATGACATCGGCGGGTTTGCTGTCGTTGACGAACTCGACTCTGTATGTGTTCACGGTGGGCCCTTGTGCTGTTGGCGGTGGCGGTGTGGGCGCATGGCAAAGGCCCCGGACCATTGGTCGCGGGGCCTTGGATGCAGAACTGTCGATCTTGAATGACCTTACTACGCAAGGTGGGGTCGTGTCAAGTCGAGTGATATTTTCGCCACTGGCAGTGTCATCAGTCGCCGCCATAGCATCCGCATCCGGCCCCACCACTGAACCGGTACGGATTGCGTCGCCCCTTGTCTTCGCGGGGCGTGGAACTGAGCCTCATGGTCTCGTGCCACCGACCGTCATGGTGACCGGACCCGTAGCCCTTATCCCACGCCCTCGCAGCCCTTTCGTCGGACTGGGCCTTGACCCGGTGCAGTTCTCGCTCGGCGCCTTCGAGGTAGTAGAGCAGGTCGGCCACGTCTGCCCATGCCCGGTACTCGGGATTCGTCTGGTCCTCTGGGTACTTCCGGAAGAAGTCTCGCATGCGCTCTTCAATGGTCTCGATCCGTGTCTTGTCGCTCATGCGCCCTCCAGCTTCCCTAGTTCCTCCACCACGATCCCGGGCACGACTTCCCGCTGGGCTGGGGTGAGGTCAAGCCGGTCCAGCACAGCCCGCATCACGGCCGTGAACGCGGCACCCGTGGCCTCGTCCAGCTTCAGCCGGCGTTCCTCGAACCCGGACTTGACGAGCAGGTCCAGGAACCGCGCCGTCCTATCCAAAGCCCGCTCGTAGAGTGCCACTTCGGAGGCGAGCTGTTCGGTGCCCTTCGCATCCGTGAACCTGAGTTCGTTGAGCGCGTTGACGCGGGCCCCCAGTGCTTCCTTCCAGTGGACGGCCTCGGCTGCCAGCTTGGACAGCTCGAGAAGCGGATCCCGCACGGGCTCGAGCCCTTGTGCGGCGAGGATGGAGGCCGGGTCCGCGTCGTAGGTCTCGGTGACGATTGAGTCTGCCTCGCGCTTCGCGGCTGCCTGCAACGCCCTTGGGCTCTCACCGCCATGAAGGCCACAAACCCGCATGTACGGCTTGGGGTTGCGTCCGCAGGGTTCGCCTGAGCGGTTGTGTGCTGTGCAGTGTGGGTGCGGTTTGCCGCACTTGGCGCATTCAATACTGACCGATCGTTCGGTATTCATGGGGTCCGCTTCGCTGTCTCGTCCTCGATGGTCTTCAGCATGCCCTTCCACGCCATCCGCACTGTCTTGTCCCTCGGCGGGTTGGTGCCGGTGATGACTTCGAGGAACCCGCGGGTGCCGCCGATGCCGTGGGCGTTCTGTTCCCAGTCGAGGACGGCGAGGGTTTGGCCTAGGGCTTTGGCGGTGGTTTCGAGGAGGTTGGCTGCCTGGAGGTGGTTGAACAGGCGCAGCTCGGCCACGGTTTCGGTGACGCGTTCGATGTTCACGCGGCAAGCTCCTGCCCGTAGTTTGTGTAGATGCGTTTGCGGCGCTTCCTAGGTCGCGGTTCTCCCGGGATGGGTTCGTGGTCCAGCGAGAAGGGGTGGTCCAATCTGTTGCCCTTGCTTGAATTGCAGGAGCGGCACATCAGCTGGATATTCCCGGCGTTGTTGGAACCGCCATGGGACCACGGGAAGATGTGGTCAAAGGTCAGGTCTCCCCATATCGGGTACCCGAAACCCGGTTGGACGCCGGAAGGCCTGCCGCACGCAACGCAGCGCCCACCGTCACGATGGAAGACTTCGACCTTGACCTCTGGGGTGATGTGCTTTGATGGCCGAATCAGTGCACGGGAATACGCTTTGGAGTTCCTGCGGATGCCTTGCGGTGGCCTGCGGGTGATGGTCAGGCTGGCGATGCGTTCGATGTTCATCGGACCCGATACGCCCACGACCAGAACCTGTGCCATGCAACGATGACGCTGATGCCGGTGGCGATCCCGAATGTGAAGACACCGGCGATGGCGCGGGCGGTCATGCTGCCTCGATTCGGTGGTCGGTGAGGTCTTGGCGGATGGTGGTTTCGGGCCATGTGGAGCAGTCGCACATCCACCGTTGGGCGCCGGTGAGGACGAACGACGTGCGGCCGTTGACTGTGTCGGTGCAGGGGTGGCCGAGTGCGCTGATCACGGAGTGCGGCTCAACCGGGAACACGAACGCGGCGGTGCGTTCCCGTTTGATGGTGGCGATGCGGAACTGGATGTACTCCGCGGCCTTCTCCAGATCCTGGAGGATGTCGTCTTTCTTCCCTGCGCGGCCCACGTATTTGAGGACGTTGAACAGGTAGGCGTCTTTGTCGAGGCCCCACGCTTCCGCGACTTTGATGACCTCGTAGGGGTTGTCCCCGCCACCGTAATGAGAAGGGTGTTTGACGGCAGGGTTGGGGGTCACGCTTCTCCTCCGACATGCACAATGGTCGCTGGTAGGAGAGCGCTGCGCTTGATCCACTCGTTGCACCCGGCCACGTACCAGCGGTGGTCTGCCTGCCGCATCGCTGGCGTCACGGGATACGCGCCGTCGTTGAACAGCACGACGCTCCCGACTGGGAGCGCGTCCAGTTCGGCTTCCGTGGTGACGGTGCGGGGCTTGCGGTAACCCCCATCGAGGACGGCTTGGACGATTGCACTTACGCTGCCGTACCCAAAATCGAAGGGCCTACGGACCACATCAGCCAATTCATATTGGTCGCGTTCGGCGCTCACTTGTCGCGTCCTAGCCGGATCATTTCCTCACGCTCGGGTTGGGTGTCCCGGTTGATCCGCCACCCCTCCACGGCGGGCAGGATCCGGCGGTTCCGGAGGTTGGCGTTGAGCCGGAACCGGAGGTAGTCGCGGGGTGAGAGGGCGGCCGCGATGCTGTCCTCGGCGGCTGTCTCGTGCTCCGGGGTGCGGGTGCTCTTGCTCATGCTGCGTCCTTTGCTTGGCCGAAGCCGTAGTTCATGACCTTCACGTACCACTGCCGGAACGCGACCTCTTGCCGTTCGGACAGCTCCCAGTCGTGGGCGATGTGAACCATGAGGTGGTCGGATCCGCTGATGGAGCGGGGCCCTTCGGATTCGGTTCCCGGCCAAACCAGGTCAGCGCGGGTGACGTACTCGGACACGTAGTCCACGCAGTAGCGTTTGAAGGCGGGTTCCATTTTGGTCCCGTGTTCTGCCCGCCAGAGTTCTTTGAGGCATCGGGAGAACTTGGCGTAGTTCGACTCGCTCACCACGAGACCTCTACATGAGCGTCAAGAATCAGGTTGTGGATGTCCTGCCAGTCATCTTCGGATGCATCCTCGAGTTCTTCGGTCTCGTAGACAGCGCTGTAATCCGCGCTGGACACGATTTCTTCGATGATGCTTTTGGCGAAGCGCTGCTTCTCTTCCTGTGTCATGCCGCGTTCTCCTTGTTGATGTTGGTGAGCTTCTGCCCCAGCGTTGAGAGTTTGTGTAGACGTTGGACATGGGCCAGTGCGTAGACGGGCTTGCTGCCGCGCAGGCCCACTGGGTCGAGGTGGCCTCGTGCAACCCAATCGGTGATACGTCGAACCTCGATGGGGAGGACTCGGGTTGCTTCCATGGCTGTCACTTCGACGTGGACCGCCTGCCCCATCATCCATTCCCTGCGTTCTTGAACGGGCCACTGGGCTCCGCAGGTGCGGCAGGTGGTGGTGACGCTGCCCTTGACCGCCCGCAGCGGTTCCGTGCACACAACGCCCTCGGTGTCGTTGCCGCATTCCCCCAACGTCAGCATCTCCGGGGCGGCATCGGTCACCCGGCGGCATTCGTTGAGTGCGGCCCGGATCTCCCTGAGCGCGTCCCCCGCCTCCGGCTGATCCGCCAACCATGCCGCGTGGACCAGGAGGAAGGAGGCGAGGCGTTGCGCGGTGGCGGGCATGGGCGGCTGCGCCCGGATGCCCTGGTCCGCGAGGTTTTCGAGGGTGTACCCGCACCAGTCTTTGAGGATGAGGCGGAGGCTGTTCCCGGCCTCGGAAGCCCCCACGTGGTAGGGGAGCGGCTTCTCGCCTGAGCCTCGTCCTCCGCCGGCGGGCGCGGTTTTGGCTTGGCGGGTGAGGGTGGTGGTGAGGTCTTCGAGGGTGGCGTCGACTTCGGCCAGCGTGTATTCGAGGCGGGTGCGGCAGGGGTCGCAGAGGTGGGGTCTGTGGGTTTCGTTGTCGCAGGCCGTGCAGGTCATGCTGCGTCGCCGTTCGCGAGTTCGAGCAGCACGTCGGCGTGGCATGGCTGGTCGAGCGGGCACCAGCACGCGAGGTTCTTCCCGTGCAGGTTGCGAACGTCCCGGGCGAGCTCGCGGTCCCACTCCATGCGGCCTCCGAGCCAGTAGGTCATCTCATCGACGTAGAGGCTCACGGCCTTTGTCACGGCTTCGTCGCGGGTGGTCCATGTGCGGCGGTCGGCGCGGACTCCGGGTTGCCTGACCCATTCGTGGTCCACGAGGTACGTCACGCCGTTGTCGTCGCGCACATCCCAGTAGCCGCAGCAATCGCACTTGTACGCCTCGAACGGGTTTCCGAACTTCGTCGGCCGCCCGACGTAGATGGTGTTCTCGGGCATGCGCCAGCCTTTGGTGCGCTTTCGCTGGATGCGCTCAATGGTTGCCACCGACTGCCTTCCGTTCATGGGGTTCTACTCCCAGTTTAACGTTTGCAGCATAAGAATCAACGCGAGCCAGCATAACCCGTGCAGGTCAGGCGCGGCCTTCCAAGAGGGCGAGGATGCGGGGGATGTTGTAGATGCCGGAGTCGCGCATGAGTTGGAGTTCGTGGTGTGCGCGTTCGTTGCGGAGCTTGTATTCGCGGGCTGGTGTGAGGCGGGGGATGTCGTTCGCGGCGGTGAGCTCGGGGCTGACCGTCGCGGCTCTACCGGATGCTCTGAGGATGAGTTCGTAGTCTTCGGTGGGCTGTGCGCTCACTGGTAGCTCCTTCGATATGGGTTTGTGATGGGGGCTTCGATGCCCCGTTCGATGCGGGCCCGGTTGGCGTGGTTCCATGACCCGTCCTCGTGGCCCTCGTCCCACGCGTCCGCGAGCCTCGCGTTAGTGGCCCGGGTCAGTTCCTGGATGCGGCGGGTGGCGGTCTCCCCGATGGTCTTCACATCGGCGCGGGCCTGCGCGGTTTCGGCTTCTAGTTGGGTGATGCGGATGAGGAGGGCGCCGATGTCGAGGGCGGTTTGGGGTGCGTATTGGCCGTTGGTTAGCCGTTGGCGGATGCGGGCCGTGGGGTCTGTGGGCGGCCCCATGCCACCGTCACCCCTCCCCGTCCAGTTCGGCGCGGAGCCAGTAGGCGGCGTGCGGGTCGTTCGTGCCATCGGCTGGCCCGGTCTCGGCCTTCGCGATGAGTTCCGCGATAATGGCCCGCCGCAGGTGTGGGTAGGCGGCCTGCAGCATCGTCTCTGCGGATGCCACGTCCAGCATGGGGTTGATGGCTTGGATTGCGGCTTCGGGGATCTTGAACTCAGGCATCGCGTTCCTCCCAAGCATCCTCGATCGGTTCGACCTCGGCGGGTTCGTGGTCTTCGTCGGCCCAGTCGCGGAGGCGTTCCTGGCGTGCCTGCCACCATTCCGACTCAGCCCGCTCCGCCTCCCTGCATTCAGGGCAGAGAAAATCCCCGAGGTCGGCGGGGTTCTCCTCGCAACCCTCACACAGGGCCTTGTTCACGGGGACGTGCGGCCACACTGTTCGCTCAGACATTGGACGCACCCTCACGGAGGATCGTTTCCATCAGTTCGTCGGACGGGTACAGGCCGGTTTCGATCCAGTACTGGAGTTTGGCGTGCACCAGCCTGTCCCGCTCCGGGGTGAGCGCGGTGACGCGGCGGCCCATCGAAGTGCCGCGGAGTTCGTCGCGTTGGTTCTGGGAGATAGCGTCAAGATCCGCGAGGCTCATGATGCCTTCCCTTCGTATTCGGTGAGTGCGTTCTTGATGATCATGAGCGCGAGCCTCGCGTCCCGGTCAGTCTTGGACTTGAGGGCCCCGTGGTACTGGCATGCGAGATAGGCGACGGCTTCCAGGAGTTCAGCCTTGGAGTGGCTGGCGAGGTGGTCGATGCGATGCGTTGCATCCGTGAGGGTCCAGCCGTACTCGCTGAGTGTGGTTCCCTCGGGTGCTGCTGCTGGGTCGAGGAGCTGCTGGGCGGCCATACCGATATCCACTCCCGGGTTCTTGGTCCTGCTCACAGGTCGCCTCCGATCGTGTCCGCGTACACCGGTTCCCCCAACGCCGCAGCCTCCCGCTGAATCCGGGTCAAACTGTTCGCCGCCGCCCGAAGCTCCCGCCAGTTGGCCGCGGTCTCCTCGATTGACTGCACATGCCCGAGCGCTTCCGCAGCGCACCGGGCGATGATCTCCTGAGCTGTCACTGTCCCTCCTCGGTAGTGGATATGCCGTTAGCATACATCTGGTTGTCTACGAGTGATAGAGGCTGGATCAAGATTCTCACCCCGGCGTGTCCCTTGCCGCCGTAGCGCATGTCCGGGCCGACCACGTGCTTGTGGTCGTCGTCCTCGAGAAGCCCGGAGTCCACGAGGCCATCGACTAGTGCCTTGACTGTGGGCCAAAGGTTGTTCGGATCCCAGCGGCCGCCGCGTTCCTTGGTGATCCAGGCGACGATGCGGACGGGCTCGGTGATCGGGTTGAGGCCCTCCGCTGCGACGCGGCCGGCGTACCGCCACATGGAGGTGAGTTCAGCAGTTGCCATGCGGTGGGACCGGTCGTTCGAGTTGATCCAACCGCATGGCGCGGGCACTACGAGTTCGATCACTCGTCGGCCTCGCGGTCGCCCCAGAATCCGCGCTGCCCCACATGCCAGTAGCCGCGCTCGTCCTGCCAGTGCCCGTAGCGGATCCGGCCGTCGTCGTCGGTGCGGGTTTCGGGTTGGAGTTCGCATCTCCTGTCCGGGGTGCCGTGCTGGCCGACGCGGTGCGCCTCGAATGCGTTGAGGCCGATGAAGGTCCGGCAGCAGGCGGAGCAGTGACCGGCCCTGTCACCGGACGGGAAGGTGTTCTTGCAGTCTGGGCACTTGACGATTGCCACGGTTTCTCCTCTGGGAGCTTGAACGTCGGGGTCTAGGAGCCGCTATCGGGGCCGGGGTGGGCTCCGGGAGCGGGAGTGGGGGTTTTGAGGGCTTCGCGGAGTTTCTGGCGGGCTTCCCGGAACCAGTCAGGCATCGGCTTCGGCGGTGCCGGCGGCAAAGCCCGGAGTGCCCGAGCCTTCGCTTCGGCCCGCTCACGGTCCCGCTTCGCCTCTTTGGCGAGGTCCACGATGTGCTTCGGCTGCAACCACTGGTCACTGCGCTGCCGGTGCAGGTTCAACGCCGCGAACGCATCCCGCGCATCCAGATGCCCGATCAGCTCATGCCACGCGGTGATCGTGGCCAAGTCCGCGGTGCGGTTGTCGATGATCGCCGCCTTCGCGATCAACTGCTTCGTCTGCTCGATGTCCACTCTGGTCCTCCTGGATCATGGTTGTGTCGATGGCGAGGATGTCCCTCGCCCGTCTGCTGCCGGTGGCGAGTTCGGTCGCCTGCTGGGTCGTCAGCGCAGACCCTTGCGAGTCCCGCCACCACGCCCCATCACTGGGGTACAGGTTCGGGGTCCGCATCCCAGCCCCCGGCGCCGCATACAACAACAGGGCCCGGACCATGTGCGCGAAATCCACCGCCCACTCGAACCCCTTCACGTTCGCCTGCTGGAAGATGCGCCCCGGCTTGTTCCGCACCCAATCCGGGCGGAGGACCAGCGCGAGCTGTGTGAGGGATTGGCCCTCCGGGTCAGTCAACTTGTGCACAGGACCGCCTCGAAAACAGGCGGGCGGCGTCTCCCGCGCACGCGTTAACTAAGTGACGATCGCCGCCTACTGGTGTCGGTGTCCGGTTCATGGTTCAAGGTTTCCGGTTCCGTTGTGGGTATAGGTTCCCCGCATCCCATCCCGAATGGGATCCCCAATGGGATAGGCGATGGCATCCCCGATGGGATTCACGGCGAGGATATGGTCGAGCTTCCCGTCCTTGAACCCCGCGTACTCCGGGTTCTCCGAATGGATGCGTCTGAGCTCGTGGCGGACGTGCGACTTGAGTGCCTTCGAAGCGACATCTGCGTAGGCGCGAACGATCCCGTCAGCCATGTTGCGCTGCTTCAGGCAGCCGTCGTGGCGCATGAATGACCGGACCAGGACTTCCTCGGTGTCCTCATCGAGGATGATGTACCGCCGCTCTGAAAGCTCGAGAGCTGTCGTCTCGATCCAGTCGGCAGTGAGGTCGCGGGCCTTGGGGACGATCTTCCGCGGCCGCCAGTCCGCCACTCCGACGAGGCTGGTGGTGGGGCCGGTGGTCAGGTAGAAGTACAACTGCTGGGCGGCGACGGTGAGGTCGGTGAACTCGTCGTCGCCCCAGATGGATGTCTTGATCGCGCCGAACTGTCGGGCCATGGGTTAGGCGGCTTCCTCTCGTGTCTCTTGTCCGGTGCGGATCCACCGGGCCAAGTCCTTGCGGCCGGCGCGGAGCATCGCCCGCTCGATGCTGGTCGCGCTCATGCCCAGCCGTTCGGTGATGGTGGCGATGGAGCATCCGGCGCGGAGCAGGTCTTCGGCGTCTTCGATGAGGTCTTCGGCGCGGCGGTTCTTCCGCTCCACAAGGTCCACGCCCTCCGGTTTCGCGGCTGGGTCATCGATGGTGTCGTCGTCCCACGCCATGGGCGGCGCCCATTTCCTGGCCTTCGCCATATTGCGGGCTCGGGTCGCTGCGACCTTGGCGTGATGCTCGGTCGGGGCATTGGGCTGGTCCCACAGTTCCTCGTAGAGGGCGCGGACCTTGAGGGCCGTGCGGGGCGTAAGGCCCGTGCCGTCCATCAGCTTGGACATGTTGCCACGCTGGATGCCGATGCGCTCCCCGATGAAGGAGATGCTGTAGCCGATCGACACGAGCGCCTGGATTCGGCGCTGTGTCCCGGTTGCGTCCATGTGTGCACCACAGGCCATGTTCTCGATCCCCGGCTTGACGGCGAGGATGGCGTCAGCGACCCGCTTCTCGATCCGCTTCCGGGGACCTTCGCCTCGTTCTGTTCGGCCGTAGATGATGTAGCCGACCGTTGAGACTCCGACCCCGGCGAGCCGTGCGATCCTCTTGAGGCCGATCCCTTCGGTCATGAGGCGCTTCACGTGCTCGCGTGCCGGGGTGGCGTCGACGCGGCCGGAGTCGTACCGTCCGAACAGTTTCTGCTTCTCGCGCTGGCGCTGGGCAATAGCGGCGGCGTCAGTGCACGGGCGGCATCGGCACTTGTCGACCACGTAGGCGGTTCGGGTGCCGTGCTCGTGGCGGGCTTGCTTGTGCTGGCAGTCGCGCTTCTCGCCCTCGCGGGTCTTGCGTTCGACCACACGCTGGCGGCGTTCCCGCAGTTCCCGGGTGCGGTCGCAGGAGTGGCGCCGGTTCGCGTATTCGGCGCGGGCGAAGGTGGCGGCTTTGAAGACCCGGCCGCACTCGCCGCAGCTTGCCGCGTGGAGGGTGCTCACTGCTCCTCCAGTTCGTCGTATATCGTGGTCTGGCCTTCGAGCTCAGCCAATGGGAAGTCGCGGCAGGCGTCGTGCCAGCCGATGGTGGGCTTGGACTTGCCGCACCCGGGGCAGGTGTGGCTGGCTGGGGGAATCCAGTCCCGGGTGGCCCTCACGCTGCGACACCCAGAGACTCGGCGCCGATCATCGCGAGGTCGCGGGCGGCCGGTGGAGTGACGGCATTCCCTGCCTGCTTGACCTGCTCCCGCTTCGTTCCGGTCATGATGTAGTCCCTCGGGAACGCCATGCCCCAGGTCACTTCGTGCGGTTCGAGCATCCGGAAGGTGCAGTCTTCGACGTTCGGGGGTTCGGTGGACATGAGGCCGTGGTGGTTTCCGTTGGCGGCGAACGTGTCCATCGGGTCGCTGACGTGCTTGGGTGCGTTCTGCCCGCGGAGGGTGATCATGGCGTACCGGTCCACGGTGGTGAGCGTCCCGATGGGCTCCCGCACGGTCTGGGGTTTGGATGACCCGTAGTAGGGCATGAGGAGGGACTGGTGGCCCATGGTGGTGAGGGTCCGCATGGGCTCGCTCACGGGTGGTGTCATCTCGGCGCCGCCCGTGTTGTTCCGCATCAGGTACGCCTCCGGCATGGCGAGGAAACCCGTCTCATTCCGGGTGGTCTGCGTTCTGAGCGGGTCCATCACAGACGCCGCATCCTTGCCCTCGCGACCCTCAACCGGGACGAGTAGCGAGCGAGTGTAGGCGGTCGTCTGGGTCTGGAACGGCTCAGTGTCCACTCGGGAGAGGATCGGTGCGCCGCGGACGGCGTCGATGCTGATCGGCGCCCGCCCGTACTTCTCGAGCCCTGCCCGGATGCGGGCCATGGTCTTCTCTGCGAGGGGCCTGGCCCGGTCACCGATCCGCTCGGCCGGGAGCGACCAGTCGATCGCGTGGGCGGCCGGGAGCCACCCGGGTTCAACGATCCTATTCCGGCACGACGAGTGCGGGCACCTGTAGTGGTATTGCGCCTTGTAGCGGCCCCAGCGTTCGGTGGCCTTCTTGAACACCTGCATGGCGCGGACCTGCCCGTGATCCGGGCACCACGCCTTGGGGCGGAGACGGTCGAAGTCGGGGCGCTGGTTGCCGCGTTTCCAGAAGACGACATACATGCGGTCGCGGGATTGGGGCGCTGGGAGCCCGCCGAGCTGGGCGTGCATGCTGTTGAGGTAGACGATGTGGTGTTCGTAGTCGAGGGCCTTCATGGCTGAGAGCCAGGCGTCGAACATGACCCACCGTGCCGCGTCCACGACGTTCTCGGTCATGATCAGCTTGTAGTCGTGGACCTCGGCGAACCGGGGCACGTCCCACATGGTGGCCCGGGACTTTGTGGCCGCCGCATCCTCAGCGGAGCCGCCGAAGAGGGGCTTCTGGTTCGTCACCCGGCGCCGGCCCTTCGCAACAGAGTGGTTCGTGCACTCGGGGGAGGCCCAGAGGATGTCCGTGGCGGGGATGTATTCGGGGTCGGTCTGCTGGATGTCGGCGCAGACGTGGTCCACATCGGGGTGGTTCGTGTTGTGGGTTTCGATCGCACGGGCCCAGTGGTTCATGGCGGTGCGGACCTGGACGCCGGGGATGGTGGAGATTCCGGTGGAGGAGCCACCTGCCCCGCAGAAGAGGTCTGTGACAGTGAGGGTCACGCGGCTTCCTTTCGTGCTTTGAGTTCGGCTCGGTATCTGGATTCGGCGAGGCGGCAGGCGAGGTCCACGGGTTCGCCTTTCCGGCGGTGCCGGATGCAGGCCGAGTAGCTGCCGCATTCGGTGTGCCTGGGTCTGCGTTTGCCGGTTGTGGTTCCGCCGCGGTATTTGGCGACGGCTTCGGCGTTGGCGTCCTTGCAGGGGTCGCACGCTTCTTCGCCCATGCGTTTGTGGCGTTTGTAGGCGGCGAGGGTTCCGCAGGGTGAGAGGAGGTGGTTGCGTCCGTCTTTGGCTTGGTGCTGTGCGGGTGGTGTGGGGTCTTCGTCGGTGCGGTTGGTGCCCCGGTAGATGTATCCGGCCAATGGTGGTCCTTTATGCTGCGTGACCGCGTTCGGCTTGGTGGCGGGCTTGTTGGTGGGCGGTGAGCGCCCGGATTTGGGCTTGTTCTTTGAGGAGCTGTCTGAGGTTGGGGGTGTCGCGTTTCTTGCGGTTGCGCCGGTTGCGTTCGTATTCGGCGTTGGCTTGGTAGCAGGGGTGGTCGATGGGTTCTTTGTGGTCGCGGTGCCGCCAGTACGCTTCGATGGATCCGCAGGGGGGTTTTTCTTGGGCTGCGCGTTCGGCGGCTTGTTGTTGGGCGATTACGTCGAGGAGTTCGCGGACGGGTCGCCGCGTGGGGTCGCGGTGGACGTATCCGGCCATTACCGTTCGGTGGCTTTCTGGGCGAGGTAGGTGCGGACCTGGTTGGCGTACCGGATCCGGTTGCCGCAGTTCCCGCAGCCGCAGTCGTCGGGTTGGATGGCGTCGTGCCCATCGCCGCGGTACACGTAGGGGCGGGTTGTTGGGAGGCCGTTGTGGTGGTCGCCGCTGTACCGGGTTTCGGTGTCGTTGGTTCTGGGTTGGATCACTGGGGGCCTCCGATGGGTTCGATTCGCACTGCTTCGGGGTAGAAGATGTCCGCGCATTCCGCGCAGGTTCCCATCCGGCCCTCGGCTTTGATGCCATCCAGGAAGTGCTCGAGCCGGATCTTGTGCGCCCCGCAGAGTGCTTGGCTGTATTTGCAGGGGCACGGGTTGATGGCGAGCCATTGGGCGGTGTTGTTGCATCCCCTGCGGAACTCGCATGTGCATTCGGGGTCGAAGTCGAGGTGCTCCAGCATTTCGAGCAGGAGGACTCCGCCCCCGGTTTCTTCGTGTCCGGCGGGGATGCTCACGCTGCACCTTCTTCGTGGAGGGGTTCGCCGTTCTTGAGCTTGTCGATGAGGTCGGGCCGGAACCCGGACCAGACGTGCACGGTGCCGCCGGTGGCTTTGGCTCTGACGATGGGGGCGGCACTGAATCCGAGGGCTTTGAACTCTTCGAGGGTTGCGGGTTCTTCGGTGAGGTCCACGGATTCGTAGGGGATCCCGGCCCGTGTGAGCTTGCGCTTGGTCATGGTGCACTGCTGGCAGGACGGGGTGGTGTAGACGGTGACGGTCAAGGTGGGGTGTCTCCTACTTGGTGTTTCGTTTGATGGGCACGAGCCGGTTCTTCGTGATGCCCCGGTCTATGCGGCGGCCTTTGATGTACTTGGCCCAGGCTTTGAGGGAGTCCTTGCATTGGGGTGTGCCGCGTCTTCTGTGGGCTGCGTAGGCCCACGGGCTGGCGGGGTCGTGGAAGCACTTGCTCATGCGAACTCCTGCTCCCAAAGCCTCAGGTGGAACTCCTCCGCGAGGTCCATGGGTTCGGTGCAGTGGGCGCACCCGCAGGGTCTTCTGACCGGGACGGCCACGGTTTCATATGGGGTGCGTGCGTCGCGGAACGCTGAGGCGATAGCGAACGCGAGGAACCCGACGACAACCGAGGCGAACAGCACCGACATGGCGTTCACGGTGCTCATGCCGCCACGTCCCGCGTGATCGCCCCGATGACTGAGCCGAGGTTGTTCAGGCCCTCCCCGGCCAACGTGACCCACAGGACGCCGTCGCGGTGGACCGTCACGGCCGGGGGCTGCACCTTGAGGAGGTTCAGCCAGGTTCTCGCCGCCCAGTTCCCGACGACGGGCACCTCATCGAACGGGTGCCCGGACTCCTCGAGCGCCTTCCGGATCCCCTCGGACGCCCAGTCAGACGGCTGGCTGTACATGGTGACGTGGTGTCTCACGCGGCTTCCCCTTCGATCAGGTCTCCGCGGCCGTCCAGCAGCATCAGCAGCGCCCCACGGTGCTCGCTGGCGGCGATGTGGTGTTCGAACTGTTCGCGGGTGAAGTACGGGCCGAGGGCCTTCACGGCGCTGTTGTATTCCGTGTAGACGTTGGACAGGTAATCAGTTCTCAAAGGTCCCACTCTCTTTCTCTTCCGGGGAATAGGTCGGCGTCGTCCACGCCGCACGTCTCGCACTTCACGTAGAAGTGGGGCCCGTACCAATCCGGTTCGATCGGTGCGGTCATGATGAAGAAGAACTCGCGGCGTTCGCGGCAGACGAAGCACCACTTCACGCCTTCGCTCTTGCGTTTGACCTCGCGGTGGGCTGAGCCACGGCAGATGGTGACGGGCTGGCCTCCGACGATTACGGTTTCGCACCCCATGGCTAAAACGGGGGCTCCGCGTTACCGGGCTGCGCCCACGGGTCATCCGACTGAGCGCCCCACGACTGCTGTGATGCTGCGACTGGCTGAGCCTGGCTGTTGTTGCCGCCGCGCCCTGTGCGGGTGACCTTCGCGGATGCGTAGCGGAGGGACGGGCCGATCTCGTCCACCTCAAGCTCGATGACGGTGCGCTTCTCCCCGTCCTTCTCGTATGACCGCTGCTTGAGCCGGCCGCTGACGATGACCCGCATGCCCTTGGTATCGACGGATTCAGCGATGTTCTCCGCCATTTCCCGCCACGCGCTGCACCGCATGAACAGGGTCTCGCCGTCCACGTACTCGTTGCGGTTCTTGTCGAACGTCCGAGGCGTGCTGGCTACCGTGAAGCTCGCAACCGCTGCCCCGGACGGGTTGAAGCGAAGCTCTGCCGGTGCGGTGGTGTTGCCGATGATCGTGATGGTGGTTTCGTTAGCCATGGTTTAGGCGGTCTCCTGATAGTTGGTGGTTTCGGTTTCGGTTTGGCTGGTCCAGTGGACGGACCCGAACCGGCATGTGTAATACCTCACGGCATTGCACATGCCGGTTCGGGCCGCGATTTCACGCTTGAGGTTCTTCGCTATCTGCAAGGTCGCCGCGCTAACCTTGCCGCAGGCGCATGTTTGGTAGACGGGGAGGCCCCGGCCGGGTCTACGCCGTAGCACCGGCGGGCTCGTCTTCGACAAGCTCCCCGGTCAGTGCGTCGGCGCCGAGGACAGTCTCAACGGTGGCCTTGGCGCGGGCGTCGTCCCCGGCCTGCTTGATGTACTCCAACTCCGCCTCGGATGCGCCCATGCTGCGGGCGCGGCCGTAGATGGCGCGGATAGCATCGAAGTCCCCGTTCGCCAGATCGACTTCGGCGTACCAGTCCACCTCGCCCTGTACCGGCTGCGGTTCGGGCTGTGGCTCTGGGCGCTTACGCTGCCGCGTCACAGTCCGCTGCGGCTCAGCCGGGGCGGGTGCTGCCTGCGCGAAGGGCTGCTCGTTGTCGGCCTGCGCCATCTCCTCGGCCGTGTAGATCCCGGAGAGATCCTGGGGGAACGCCTTGCGGAGGGCGAGGGCTTCGGCGCACTTCGCGATCATCAGGGCTCCCTTCTCCCGCCACATCTGCGTGAGCCCGCCGTCCTTGGTGGTCTGGGCGTACTCGGTGAACAGGGCCACCGCCGGGTAGCGTTCGCCATTGCGGAGCACGGTGACCTTCGCGGCAGCCGGGGGCTCCTTGGAGAGCCACACTTCGCGCCACTGCCCGTCTTCGCCGCACCACACGGTGTCTTCGTAGCCGAGGGTTTCGCGGGTGCGGTCCACGGCGCGGCGGGCGATGAGCCGGTACCCGTCGATGCCGGTCTGGATGGTGAACTTGGTGCCTTGCTTGGACCAGCGGCCCACCATGTAGATCTGGCGGGCGAAGGGGTCGAGGCCGGTGCGGCGGACGACGTGGAAGAACACGGCGAGGTCTTCGCGGGTGGCGTTGTCCACGCCGAGCTGCCGGAGGGTGGCGACCTGTCCGGGGGTGAACTCGGTCTGCCCGTCGTTGATGGAGAGCGCGGTGTTGTTGGTGGTGGGTCGGGTTGCTACAGCGGTCATTGCGGGGTTCTCCTATGCGGCTGCGGTGGCGTGGGCGGTGGTGGTCTGCATGTAGCGGTCGTGGAGGATGAGGGCCCCGGCCGTGGCTACGTTCATCGATTGCGGCTTCGGGGTCGGGATCTGCACGACGGCGTGGCACTGGTCGAGCACGTTGAGCGGAAGCCCATGGTCTTCGGCCCCGAGCAGGTACACGGCTCGGTCGGGGTGGGAAAACTCTCCGAGCATCTGGGCGCGGGGATCGAGTTCGACGCCAACCAGGGGTGCCGAGTAGGGCAGGTGAGCACGGAGGTCATCCACGCTGTCGAAGTGGAACAGCGGCGTGTGGAGGCGGGCGTTCGGGGTGTCGCTGGCCTGTCGGCTGGTGTAGCGGCGTCCGACCGTGAAGATGAAAGCCGCGTCGTACAGGTCTGCCGATCTGAACAGACCGCCGATGTTGACCTCATGCTTGGGGTGGTAGACGCCGATGGCGAAGAATCCGCGACTCATGCTGCACTCCCGATGGTGGTGTGGGTGGGGTAAGGGATGGGGTCTTTGACCTTGTGCGCGGCCAACGTGCGCTTGTAGATGGCGTGGGCGGCTTCGAAGTAGTGGAAGTCGTCGCGGAGGTACACCCGGTTCTCCGCGAAGGGGTGCACGTCGGTGCCTTCGGGGGTGCAGTGCAGGACGAACGAGCCCTCAACACGGGGGAGGGGACGCAACGTGTGGGGGTCCTCGGCTGTGACGTACCCGTCCGCGAGGCCGTACGCGGCCAACTGGGCGGCTGTCTCCCGGTACACGCCGGAGGAGGTTTTGATGTCCGCGATGAACGGGTCCCCGCCGCACAGGTACGGGGAGCGGGCGATGAGGTCGAACCGGCCGGCGACACCGAACTTGGAGAGGAACACGGTCTGTTCCGCGAGGATGACGGTGACTTGGAAGTCGTCTAGGAAGCGGATGTACCCGTCGATGTAGGGGTCGAGTTCTTCGGGGACTTCGACTGCTTCGCCGTTGTTGAGGGCTTCTGCGAGGTTGTGGACGGCGGTGCCGCGTACGGCGGCTTTGTCGCGTTGGTCTTTGTGGGCTTTGGCGATGGCTTCCCATGATGCGCCGGGGTTTGCGACGGCGAAGTCTGCGGCTGTTCGGGCTGCCCAGTCGATGAGCTGCGGCTTTGCTATGCCTGCGCCGAGGACGGTGGTGACGGAGGTGAGGCGTTTGCCGTTGAGTTTGTAGATGTGCTTCTCGGGTTCGAAGGTGAGCTCGAACGGGGCGGCGGCGGTGGTGGTCATTGTGGCTCCCTAGGGGATGAGGCGGCCGAGGATGGCGCCGAGGATGAAGACGGATGCGAGGACGGAGAAGCCCATGACGGCGGTGACGACGGTCATGAAGCAGAGGCGGGCGATGGCTTGGATGTAGAGGCGGATCACGGTTCGCTCCATTCGGTGACGTAGCGGTGGACGGTGCGGCGGTTGCGGGCCCTGATGGGTGCGCCGGTTGTGACGGCGGCGTCGGCGTGGGCTTTGTTGGGCATGGGGGTGACGCGGGTGGGGTTTTGGCCGGGGAGGGCGCTGGTGCTCTCGTACTGGACGCCCCATTCCTCGTGGCCTTTGTGGTAGCCGGCGGCGAGGACCGCGTCGGCAACCTCGTTGGAGCTATGGCCTGAAAGCCAGGGATTGGACTCGCGGATAATCGCGGCCAGTTCGTCGCGCTCGTTCATCACGCGGCGGCTTTCGCGAGGGCCAACTGCAGTTCGGTGAGGACCCGGCGCCCGTCACGGCTAGCGAACGCGTGCTCCGGCTCGCCCTTGTGGTTGCGGAACAGGGGCTCCGTCTCTTCGCCGTCGATTTCGAGGGGCTGGATCGCGATCCACCACCCGTCCTCGCACCACATCCGCCACTTCCCGAACCGGCCCCGGATCGGGACGACGGTGGTTTCGGCTTCGCTGCCTGTAGTCTCGTGCGGGTCGGTGTACCCGGTGGCGGGGCGGGGGACGAACTCGGTCACATCCTCGGGGTGTTCCTGGTGTGCTCGCATTGCTTGTCTCCTAGATCTGTCTGCGTCGCCGTGATGGGCGGGGCGCTAGGGGTTGTTTGTCGTGGCTGGTGAGGATCTGTTCGATGTGGGCTTCGGTGAACCTCGCTGAGCGGGGGCCGAATTTGGTGTGGGGCCAGTCGCCTTTGCGGATGTGTTCGCGGACGGTTTCGGGGTGGAGTTGGAAGAGGGCGGCGACTTCGGCCGGGGTGTAGAGGCGTTCAGTCATCTGCACGGTGGCGGCCGGTCCCGGTGTGGTTGAGGTGCTTGTGGCCGCGGTCGTAGGCGAGCCAGAGGAGGGACCATGCGGCTGCGTGCTTGGGCTGGTTCACTGCTGCTCCTTGATGAGGTGGTCGATGAGGTGGACGGTTTCACTGAGGGTTCTGCTGGTGGCGGCGACCGCGTTGACGGCGGCGCACAGTTGCTCGAGGGTCAAGCTGCTACTCGTTCTCGTTGGACGTTGGACACTTTGGAAAGGAAAAGCGCGTTCATTGGGAGCTTGAAAAGCCCTGCGATGATCTCGGCCGCCTCGGGGTGGACCGTGGACCTGTAGCCGGTGCGGAGGTGCCCGATGACGGAGCGGGTGACCCGGTGCCGGGAACGGTTCTTCGCGAGTTGGAGGTTGATGGCGTCGGTTAGGGACCGAACCGTGTAGCTGTGCATGGTCATGAGCTGGGCGAAGAGGTCGTGGTTGGTGAGCTTCACGTCTAGGCGGCGTTCGGTCTTCACGCTCACAGGAGGATCCATCCTTTCTGGTTCAGGTGGTGGTGTTCGAGGTGGTGCTTGTCGAGGTTCCAGAGAACGAAGGTGCCGGGTTTGAGGCCGAGGCCCTTCGCCTGCTCGGGGGTCATGAAGACTTCGAAGCGGTCCCGGCTGGGGCTGAGGGTGTTGACGAGGTGGTCGCCGGCCTTGGCCCTGATGGCTGCGTACATGGCTTCTCCTGGCGGTGGATGAGCGGCTGTGTTGAGTGGGTGATGCGGTGCTGGTGGACGAGGTTTCGGTTGAGCATTCCGCCCATCTCCTTTGGTTCTCTGTCTGGTTAGACAGTACACGGCTGTAGACGCTTATGTCTACTGTCTCGCCAGATATTTTTCGGATTCTTCCGCGACACCGCGCGGGACGCCTGAATGACACGTCTGTAATTTGTAGACACCCCCTACGCTTGGTCTGTTGACGGGTTGGACGTTGGATGAGGAAGGTTGTGCCATGACAGAGATTCCCCAGAGGGTCAGCGAGGCGATGGTGAAGGCCGGAGCCGTGGACCCGAGGAACGGGAACCCCTCGCTGCGGCAGCTCGGCGTCATGGCCGGGGTGCACACCACGACGGTGGGGAACCTGATCCTGCGGGGCGTGCGGATCTCCCCGGAGAACCTGACGGCCATAGCGGAAGTGCTCCGCGTGAAGCCGGACGATCTTCTGGAGTGGTGCGCGGGGGAGAAGGTCAGGCTGTACTCGCCGCCGGCGGGTGCGGAGCTGTTGTCGGAGCGTGAGCGGCGGATCGTGGACGAGATGATCCGCGTCCTCATAGAGAACAAGGAGAACACCAGTGGTGACACGGAGAAGAAGACGGTGGACGCCCAGCGGTCAGACCCGCGTCAGAAGATGACGCAGGCCAGGTTCGGTCTGGCGGCCCGGAACAAGCCGGGTCTGCGGGACATGGACGAGGGCCGTTAGCACAAATTGACAGGCGAAGTCATGTCAAACGGCGTGTCTGAAAACACCCTGAGAATGATGTAACGTCACTGTCAACACGTAGTTGTTTCATCCTCAGCAGTAGTCGCATACTCGGTTTCGAGGGTCCTCAGGCAAAGGGGCACCCGCGGGGGCTTGGGGACGACAGGGGTTGCTGGGGCGATGGGGAGAACGGTCTTCGCGGACCTGCCGGACGGCGCGTGCGGCTATTACGACAACACCGATGGGCGTGTTTACGTCCATAAGGGGCTGTCCCGCACCATGAAGCGCTGCACGGAAGTCCACGAGGCCATCCATAAGGAGTTCCAGCACGGCCCGGTGGACACGGAGCCGGAACGAGTCTCCCGGGAGATAGCTGTCGAACGCCTCACGGCACGCCAGCTAATCGTCTTTCCATCACTGATGACAGCAATGTCGAGGTTCCCGAAGGACCCGGTTAATGCGGCGCGTTACCTTCAGGTGGACTTGGACGTTTACCTTTCACGGATACTCGGCCTCACACATCTCGAACAGGTGATCCTGGAGGTGTGCTGCGGGTTCTGTATCGGGCGGGGCACGGCGCAGGCAGCGCGTCAGTGGCCGATGAATGAAATCAAGGGCGGGAGGGTACCTCTCGCCGTAGCCTGAGAATATGCTGGGAGTGGCACCTATGCCTATGTCGTGGAGGGGAGTGGTCAGCATGCCGGGGCTGACTTTCGAACAGCTTGTGGCGGAGCGGCGGAATAACCGCACGTTGAAGGAGCTGCAGGCGGACTCCGGGGATGTGGTGCGGTGGAACAGTTGGCAGCAGTGGACGAACCCGGCCCCGGGCCGCCGGCGCACCCAGTTCCCGGAGGTGGGCACGATCAAGGCCATGGCTGTGGCTCTCGGTGTGACCGAGGGTGAGGTGTTGATGGCGTTGGGCCGGACCCTGGGGTTGTCGATTGACGCGGAGCAGGATCTGGTTCTGCCGGGTGCTGGTGCTCTGCCCCCTTTGGCGAAGTCGACGCTGGCTAGCTTGGCGACGGTGATGGGGGTTCAGGCTGCTGCTGAGGCGAAGCCGGATCCGGCGCCGGAGCCTGAGTCTAACGGGGCCTGAGTGTTCCGGGCGACTGTGGGGCCGGTGACTCCGGTGACGGTGGAAACCCGGTATGGGCCGTTGGAGTTCCGGTTGCACGCCGTGCGGGTGGTCGACGGTGCGGGTGCGCTGGTGGGGGAGTTCACGTGTGAGGACGACCCGGCGGATTTCGACGCCGAGGCGGGGAAGCGTGGTTGGGTGCGGGTGGGGATGCTGGGCGGCGACGTGCTCCTCGATCGGGTCGGTTCGCCTGCCCCTGCCCCGGCGCTGGCCCCGCAGCCTGAGCCTGTGAGCGTGTCCGGGTGGGAGCTTGCCGGGTCGGCGGTCTGGTCGCTGGTGAAGCTCGGGGTTGTGGTGCTGGTTGTTCTGGGTTTCGTGGCCGCCTGTGCGCGGCTCATCTTCTGAAGGGGTTGGTCGTGGTGGGTGTTGTGCGGGACGAGGTTCAGCAGGCGCGGTGGAAGCGCGGCAAGACCATCATGGGCGTCGGCGGTCTGGTCGCGGTGATCGCGTTCGTGCTGTTGTTCGCGGGGGTCGCGTCGGGTGGTGTGACGGGTGCGACGGGGGTGTTCGGGCTCCTGGTGTTCGTGGGGGTGGTGACGGTCCTCGGCGGCCTCTCCATGAGGCGCTAGGCGTCCTCCCACTCGCCCACGCGGCGGCGGACGACGCGGCGGTTCCGTGCGCTGATGGGCACCTTTCGAGCGACGGCGTTCCGTGCGTCCGATTCGTCATTGACGACTTGCGTGTTTGTGACCTCGCCGGACGGGTTGTCCATGGTTGGCCCAGCGTCACGCTCGAACCTGACGCCCCATTCCTCGTGCTCCTGCCCGGCCAGCCACGCGTCCACGACGGCGGCCTGATGGGCGGCAAGTTTCGCATCCAGGAAGGGCTTAGAGTCATGGCTGTCGCCCATCTCCGCATAGGTGACCTCGGCCCGCCACTCGCATTTGCAGTAGCGGTAGTTCGTTCCGCCACCTTCGCCTCGGTTCGAGTAGCCGGTGGCGGCAGTGGGCATGTGCTCCGCGAGCAGCTTCGCGATCCCCTCGGCGCGGGTCACGCCGCATCCCCATCGAGCAGGCGGTGGCCGGTGAACTGATCCATGACTTGGCTGCGGGTCCAGAATGGCCCCCAGTCTTCAATGTCTGCCCACCATGTGGTGTCACCGTCCGTGAACAGAGTGAGTTCCTTCTCGTCTCCCGTGGAGGACTTCACTGCGACGATCCGCGCTGGGACCTCAGTCGGCAGTACGAACGGCTTGGTCAGCCCCAGCGCATCCGACACGGCGGCACGGGCACACCCGCACGAAAGGCCAGCGACAGCCGCCTTGACCCGCCCGATGGTGGCCTCAGCCTCCGCGAGCTTGGCCTCGGCTTGCTTGGCGCGATTGTCAGCGTCTACGGAACCAGCCACGAGAAAGCAGTTCAGATCCTCAATGTTCCGCAACTGGCGTTCGAAGGCGTCTCGCTGGGCTTCGGCATTCTCGGCGCGGTCGGCCCAAGTGCCAACCAGCTTCGCCTGCTCCAGCGCCTCATCCTCAGCATCTTCGAGCTTGGCCTTTAGTTCCTTGACCTCTTCGGATACGACAAACCTGGGGTGCGCGTACCAATGTTCGGTGAACTCACGCTGGCTGATGTCCACGCATGCCACTGGAGAATCGTTCTTCCAGATTCGGGTGCGCATCGCGCCATTCACAAGGCCGAAGAACTCCAGCCGGCCGGGGCTGCCATCAGGGAATGATGTGCCAAAAAAGTCCGTCACGTTGCCGCCTTTCAGGAGGAGGGTTCTACCCCGATTTTACTGGGATCCGGGGCCTGCGTCCACCTGACGCACAGACGTTGGACGCGTAGGTCTAGACGTTGGACGGAACGGCCCTACCCCTGTTGGCGCCGCCAACACAGAGGCCCTTTTCAGGCTGTTCTTGCTGTCTGAACAGACGTTAGACTGTAACGATTACGCGGACTTCCGCTAGATTACGGGGGTGGCATGCGGGTTCGAGTCCCTCCTCGGGCACCGTTTTTACCCCGGAATCATGCGGTTTACGCGGCTGTATGTTGGCACGCGTCGGCTTGATGTTGACGGGAGAATCCCTAAAGTGGAAAGTAGGGGCCCAATTCGGGGGTCCCTACAGGCATTTGAGGGGGCCTCCACCATGACGAATCTTGACCTGAGCGGAGCGATCGAGGCTGGCGCGAAAGCCGTGAGGGAATATCCCGGCATCGTTTATGCCCAAGCACATGTCGCGACACCGCAAGTGAGTGAGGCCGTGATCCAGGCTGCGCTCCCGCACATCCTCGAGGCATTGGTTGAGAAGGCGGTTCGCGACAGGGAAGAGAACCCTGAGAGCGTGTGGGCCAGCTTCGCAGGCTACGCCGAAGAGTGGCTGAAGGGGACCGCTGAAGAGGTTTCCCGTGGCTGACATTGACCTGAGCGGGGCCATAGACTCCGGCGCCGAGGCATTGCATGCCGCCAATTCGGATGAGTCTTCACT